TATACCCACGAATATAATTATATAATAAGTTTAAAATTTAAATAAAGAATAATTATAAATAACAATAACACAAATGAAATTTTATGAAACTCATTTTGAAGAATATATAAATGAAAATAATAAGATTAATTTGCATCAAAAATTAGATAAAATATATAATAAATTCCCAAAATCATTGAATGAATTTAAAAACCTTATATTTTTTGGTCCGAATGGTACTGGTAAGTATACCCAAATGTTAAAGTCTATTAAAAAATATAGTCCATCAGAATTGAAATATGAAAAGAAAATAAGTTTGACCTATAACAAGCATCAATATTATTTTAAGATAAGTGATATTCATTATGAGGTTGATATGTCTCTCTTAGGTTGCAATTCAAAATTATTATGGCACGAAATATATCAACAAATAATAGATATTATATCTGCAAAACTAGATAAGTCAGGTATAATAGTTTGTAAATATTTTCAGGAAATTCACAGTGAATTGTTGGAAAATTTTTATAGTTATATGCAGAAGAATACTACAGAATCGATTGATTTAAAATTTATAATAATAACTGAAGAGATTAGTTTTATTCCTGACAATATATTGAATTGTTGTGAAATAATTAATATAAGTAGACCTTCTAAAACGGCATACACAAAATGTGTAAAAAATAAGTTACCTAATGATTTAAAATTAGACACGATTACGAATATAAAAATTTTGCATTTGTATAACGAAGATTTAATGTTACAATATAAAATTATATGTAATAAGATTATTAGCAATATAATAAATATAAATGATTTAGATTTTTTGAAATTTAGAGATATTTTGTATGATATATTTATTTATAATTTAGATATAACTGACTGTATTTGGTATATTCTCTCTTCACTTGTTGAACAAAAGAAAATATTAAACGTTCATTTATCTCAAATAATGATTAGAACATATTGTTTTTTCCAATATTATAATAATAATTATCGTCCGATATATCATTTAGAAAATTACTTGTTTTATTTAACAAAGTTGATACATAATTATTAGTTATTAGTTAATTGTTCCAAGGATAAATACGACGTATATTTTTGTTAATAACGTTACGATTGTAAAAGGTGTAACCTCTTATGTATTTACTCATTGGTGCTGGTATAATATTATTAGCTTGAGAAACAAATGCAAAATTATTATATGTAGTTGGTACTCCTCTACTGTAAAATATAGCACTAGTATGAATTGCCATTTATATAATTAAAATATAAAATAAAAATAATATATTTTAATACTTAAAGTTTTAATTGTTAAACATTCAATGGATTATAAGACAGCATTAAATACATTAGAAATTGAATATAAATATACGACTGATTTAACGTTACAGAATTTAACAAAACAATACAGGAAATTGGCCCTTAAACATCATCCAGATAAAAATGGGAATACTTCTGAATCAAATGAAAAATTCAAACAATTAAATGAATCCTATACTTTTTTAAAGAGAGAAATGAAGAATTTAAACACACCAGATTTTGATGTTGAAAATGAAATGGAAAGTGATGATGATTTAAACGCATCTGTATATTTTGATATTCTTAAACTATTTATGAAACATATTTTGGAAGGAAACTACAATGATATTATATCAAAAATAGTAACCGAAATTGTTGGTGGTGCGACGACAATTTCATTAAAATTATTTGAAGATTTAGATAAAGATACAGCATTAAATATTTATATGTTTCTCTCTAAACAACGTTCAATATTACATTTAAACAACACAATTTTAGAGAAGATAAGAGAAATTGTAATCCAAAAATATGGTAATGTACAATTGTATAAATTAAATCCTGGTTTTAATGATTTATTTAATAATAATGTCTACAAATTATATATTGATTGCAATTTATATTTAGTACCATTATGGTATAATGAATTATATTTTGATGGTTCAGGTTGTGAAATAATAGTAGTTTGTGAACCAGAGTTACCAAAAAACATAACAATAGATGATGATAATAATATTTATTATGTAATTGAAATAAATTTGGATAATGACATACCTAATATGATTAGAAATAATAAAGATATAATTATTAATATATGTGATATAGAATTTTCAATTCCAATCTCGGAGATATATATGAAAAAAGAGCAATACTATACGATAAAAAATAGGGGATTATCAAAAATTAAGAATGACATATATGATATTTCTGAAAAAGCGGATATTAATGTAAAGATTATTATGAAATAAGCATTTAAAAATTAGCAGGGTCATAAGAAATATTATTTGGTTGATACAACAATTTTAAAGCATATTTTCTTTCCATAGATGGATGTATTGTCAATAACCGTGTAATTTCTTCATTTGCACTTTGTTTTGCATATGAAAAGTCGTCATCATTCCACCATAATTTTTGTTTTTCATCGTTATGAATACTATTTTTATACAAGAGATAAATTTTTTTAATATTGTCAAACATAACACGTTTTTTTGAAGATTTCATTTTTTATTATATTTTATATATAATAAAAAAAATTTATATATTTTTAATTCAATTTTATTTTAGTTAAATTTTATATATTTTAATTCAATTTTATTTTAGTTAAATTTTATATATTTTTAATTCAATTTTATTTTAGTTAAATTTTGTATATTTTTAATTCAATTTTATTTTAGTTAAATTTTGTATATTTTTATTTATTTACTTCTATTGTGAGGGTTGATTAATTTTCAACCTTTAATTTTTTAGAAATTACTCTTTTTTTCTTAGGTTCCTCGACTGCTACAACAGCAGGTTCTTCTACTAATACTTCTTCAACGGCTTGTGTTGTTTGCGCTACTACAGGTAGAGGTACAGTTACAGTTGGTAATTCTCTTTCATCATCATCACTATCCTCTACAATAGTAGTAGTGATAGCACCATCAGGATCGATATCATCTTCTGGTGGAGGTAATGTTTTCAACTTTTCCTTTTCAGCAGGTTTAATTCTCAAAAAGCAAGTACCTTCTGTAATATAAGATGTCTTTGGTTTTTGAACAATAGCCTGTTTCAAATTCCAAGTAATAGATACCTTACCATTAACAAACCATAAACCACCACATTGAATTAGACAAATCACGTGAGTTTTAGGTTTCAAGAAATCAAGTGGTGATAGATGTGTAACACCTTTACCTTTAATAAATAGTGGCTCACCCTCGTCATCATATATTTCTGATTGCCATACTCCTTTCCAACAAGGAATCTTAACAGTAAGAGTTGGCGGTTTATTATAATCAAGTTCTGCACTTCCTTTTTCTTTCTTTGGGTGTCTTAACATAATATTAAATTTTTCATCCATAACATCAGGACTAGTGATTGTTTTTCCAAACCACTCTTTTGAATATGTTAAAGCATCAGACTTAATTTTGGATTCTAAATTACGTAAACTATTCAATAATGCATCACAATCAGCATTTGGATATTCACTATTAGGAAATTGAAGTGACATTGTATATTTTCCAGTAGGATTTTTTTGTTGGTCTAGACCTTCTTGAGCACCCCAAGTTAAAATTAATGGTGTGCTAATAGTGAGTGACTCTTTAACATATTTATTATATAAATTAACAACTTTACCTCCTGAAGGATTAGCCTTAGGGGCAGAGTATGATAATACATTAACATCAATATTAGTTCCGTCGATAATTGCGTTTGACATTTTACTAGTATGATTTATATATATGTTTTACCTTTAAATCAATTTTTTTTTAAAATAATAAATAATGTAATTCGTATGCAGTGTTTTTCTTACGATAATGGTAAGTATTTAATAATTAAATAATATAAATAAAACAGTTCAAAAAGAAAATATATATATATAATATATGGATTCTTCTTTAAAAAAAAATAAAAATAGTGACTCTTTAATAGACGACTATATAAAAATAATATCGCTTAGATGTGAGAAAGAAATGCAAATATTTAAGAAACCTTTAAAAATAAATGATGAAAATATAAGTATACCAAATATAAATAATTATAATGAATTAACAAAATACAATTATAATTTATCTCAATTAAAATCTTTTACAAAAAACTATAAATTAAAAATTAGTGGAAATAAAAATGAACTCCTAAATCGAATTTATTGTTATTTATATTTTTCAAGTTATATCAGTAAAATTCAAAAAATATTTAGAGGTAGAATTGTGAGAAAATACATATTTCTTCACGGGCCTGCATATAAAAATAGAAATTTATGTACAAATAGTTGTGATTTTGTCACAATGGAACCAGTTGAAGAAATAAATTTTCACCAATTTTTAAGCTACAAAGATGAAGATGGATTTATTTATGGTTTTGATATGATTTCATTACATAATTTATATATTAAAAGTAATAAAACAGTTAAAAATCCCTATAATAGAAATTTGTTACCAGTTACTATTTTCAAAACAATTAAATCATTACTTATATTGGGTAAAATATTAAAAATATATATTAATTTGCATTTTGAAGATGATACCGAAAATGTATCAAGTGAAAAAGCGATCGAATTAAGAGCATTAACATTGTTTCAAAATATTGATGCTTTAGGAAATTATACACTTCCTAAATGGTTTCTCTCTTTGAATAGAATTAATCTAATAAAATTTGTGAGAGAATTGAATGATATTTGGAATTATAGAGCACAATTATCTCAGGAAGTTAAACGCAATATTTGTCCCCCGAATGGCGACCCTTTTAGGAATTTGTGCATACCATACATACATACTGAAAGTAATATGTGTAATGTTAGAAAAGTTATTTTAGAAGTATTAGAGAAATTTGTAAATAATGGAATAGACAATGATAGTAAATCTTTAGGTGCATATTATGTACTAGGTGCATTAACTTTAGTAAATGAGGAGGCTGCAATGTCACTTCCTTGGCTTTTTCAATCTGTAAGTTATTTTTAAAGATATCTAGCATAAATATCACTATTACCATATTATCGTAACAATATATATTATTTGCGTTAAATCACTTAAAAAGTAATTATTAAGGTATAGTATAATAAGATGGCTAGAACTAAAACCACAAAATCTGCTGAGACTGAACAAGTCACTACTCCTGCTCTTTCTCCTGTTGTTGAATCTAATGTTACCCTTGCTGCTACTAATGTTGTAGAGAAGAAGGTTAAGAAAGCTAAGTCTACTAAGACTGAAACTGCCCCGGTTAGTGAGAATCAAGTTGTTGCCCCTGTTGTTGAGACTACTGATGTCGTTGATGGAGAAGCTCCTCTTGCAGAACAATCTATTGAATTTCTTGCTAAGCTACAACAGTTAGGTGTTCTTATTTCTTCCTTGAAGGTTGAATATAGAACTCTTGAGAAGAAATGGACTCGTGAACTAAAGACTGCCCAAAAACAGTCATCCAAGCGCAAGCGCAAGGCTGGTAATCGTGCTCCTTCTGGATTTGTTAAGCCTACCCGTATTTCAGATGAGCTAGCAAAGTTCCTTGAGAAGCCTTCTGGTTCTGAAATGGCACGTACTGAAGTTACTCGCGATATCAACAAATATATCCGTAATCACAATCTTCAAGATAAGGAAAATGGACGCAAAATTAACCCTGACACCAAACTAGCTGCTCTTTTGAAGCTAAAGAAGACAGATGAACTAACATATTTTAACCTACAAAGATATATGTCACCTCATTTCGCAAAGGCTGTTAAAGAAGTAGCAGTTGTTGTTTAAATAGATATTTAATTTTGAATAAACAATAAAAATAAATACAATAAAAAATAAAAAATATATACTCACAATATGATTATATATTTTACATTAAATTTACAATAATTGCAATACTTATTTACTTTAATAACTGAATAATTATTAAATTATATATTTTGTCAAATTAAACTTTTTAAATATATAAATTATATATAAATGAATTCAGATGAAATTTCAAATATGACATTGATAAATAATTTACTAAAAGAACCAAATGCTTTTATATCTAATATGTGCAACTTATATTATGAATGTGAAAAAAATAAAAGAAATATTATTGAAAATGCAAATGATTCAGATGATGTAACTGTATTCAATCTACAAATTTCTAATTGTATTTCTTTAGTTGCTATTCAAAAATATGTATTGCTCGAAATAACATTATATTTAGTATCTCTAATTACAATAAATAATAGTATAAAATTATTGCAAGAATACAATATTACAATTAAAACGGAACAACAAGGAGAAACTAACCAAAATGTAGAAGAATTAATAGGTGGAGGTATAAATACATCCACTATTTTAAAATCATTTGTCTTTTTATTTTTAATTTTATCGCTTATTGGCGGGAATGAAATTTCAGATTTAATTGCAGGACCCATACAAGAATATAAAGTAAATATCGGTTTTGGTACAACATTAGATACTACATCACAAGAAGAAATGATGGAATACTCAAAATTATTTGAAAATAATCCAAATTTAGGTTCACCTTTAAAAACAATAATGAGTGCTAACCTTACAGAGCAATTTAAGCAAAAATATCAACAAACATTATCCAAAAACAGACCAATCACTTTTGGGAGTTTATTGACGTATGTTATGGATGGTGAAGAAAAATTTGAAGATTACTTACGTGAGCAAACAAATACGGGTTTTAACACATATGTATTATCTGCTAACACTGCTCTAAAAAAAATGTGTGATAATTTTATTGGAAAAACAACAGATGAATTACCTATGAATTTAGGTGATTATTTTATTAAGCAATTAGAAGATTCTGAACCAGAAATCGAAACTATATTTGAAGAAAATGTTGCAAAAATTACTGAGGAAAAAGAACAAGGTATGATTGCCCAACAAGAAGACAAAATTAACCAACCTTTAACTGAACCTACAATGTATGAAACTGCGACAAGTGTGTTTTCTTCCTTAAATGCATATGACTATTTTTTCTCAGTTTCAACAACAGAACTAGTATCAACCAATGGAGTATCAATTCTTGAAAAACAAGAACTAATAGAAAAGATTAAAGAAAATGTTGCAGCGGAATTAGTGGAAGTGAAACCAGAAATTGCAAAACAAGCTGTTCAACAAAAAGCTACATCTATTATGCAAGATATACAAGCAAAACAAAAGAGTAATTTACAAAAGATGAATAGGAAAGCATATTTAAATGCGGTCTGTACAACAGCATTTGGTGAACCACCTAGTCTATCTTTTGATAATGACGTATTAACTTTTACAAGTTATCCTCAATCTAGAACACATATTGAAATTCTTTTACGTAATATATTAACTTGGGGTGATGACGTAATGGAAAAATCATCCGGTGTGAATCAAGACAAAATCAGAAGTTTGATAGAAAAATCACAAGCCATATCTGCTTTATTGACTAATTATGATTTAGATATTATTAATACTTTAACAAAGGGTCACAAAACAACATCCAACATTCAGGATTTTTTAAATAATATTTTTAGTATTTTTGAGAAAGTTAAGCAAAATGCATTACAAGCTAGTTTAGATTTTCCGATTACTGCTCAAGATAACGAAAGATTAATGAAACAACAACAGGAATTACACGATTCTGAAATGAAGCAAAAACAATTTGAAACTGGTTTAACACAAGAAGATACCAAAGTATCACGTGAAAGTTGGAGTGCATTCAATGAAAACGTTGGTACAAAAGTAGCTGGTGTTACTGAAACAGGTACGTCTGTTGTTGAAAATATTGTAAATCCTTTATTGAATGCGAGCGGAGATATTCTTGTGAATGGAATAAATGTAGGTGGGTTTGTTTTAAATGCAGGAATGTCTCAAATACTCCATACTGCATTAAGTATTTTACTAATATCAAGTATTTTAGCTATACCTACTATTTTTTATATAGCCATAAGAACAGGATATATTTCTGCTTATTTTAAAAAAAGATCAGTAGTAACGAGTGATTTTACTACTACCGTATCTACTCCGCAAATAGAACAACCTTCAGAAACGGCTCCATTACAACAAGTAGCATCCACTAGTAATACAATGGTAAAAAATCAAACTAGGAATATTACCTTTTTTCTAAAGCAACAAGAAGAAGGAGAAGAATATGACCCAAATCACGATTATAGTATAAATATTACAAGTGGAGGTAAAGGAAGAAAGAGAAGGAGAAGATATACCACTAAAACACATAAAAAATCAAAAACACGCAAAAATAAATCAAAGAATGTGAAAAAAAGTATGAAACATCATAAAAAATATAAGAAAACAATGAAAAGGAAGTAAATAACATCTACAAAAATAAAAAATGCATAATATTATTTGTAAAATAAATAATATTATGATATTTCATAATGAGCACCGAACTGGCACAGTATAAAACAAATCGTATTAATGGTTTAACATCTACCTATAAAACTAACTATACAAATATTACAAAATATTATAATAACTTAATAAATAATGTTCTACGTTCAGTTTCTAAAGATAAACAAAAATTAATTAATAATATATCTTCAGTATGCAATTCAAATTTAAATGATTTAAAGAAAAAATATGATTCAGATGTTTCCGTTATTAATGCGTTTGTACCAAATAACATTAAAATATTAAAAAAATCAAAGGCAGTCTTAATCGGATGTAATTACATTGGTACTCCAGATGCATTAAATGGTTGTATTAACGATGCTAATAATATTAAAGACTTCTTAATGAGTATTGGTTTTGATAATAATAATATTCAAATGTTTACGGATAATACAATTACTAAACCTACAAAAAAAAATATTTTAGATGCATTTAAAACTTTACTAATGAATACAAAAGCTGGTGACCTAGTATTTTGGCTATTTAGCGGTCACGGTTCATATGTAAAAGACCGAAACGGGGATGAAACTTTGGGGTATGACCAATGTATATACACTTTAGATAGACAATTTATAATCGATGACGAACTTAAACAACTAATACAAACTTATTTACATAAAGATGCTTGTTTATTTGCATTATTTGACAGCTGTTTTAGTGGTTCTGTTTTAGATTTAAAATATCAGTATATGGACAGTTTAAATTATGATAAATATTTCGAACACTCTAAAGAAGATACAACTAACGGAAATGTTGTCATGATTAGTGGGTGTAATGATAGACAAACTAGTGCTGATGCATTTATTGATGGAAAGGCAAGTGGTGCTATGACTTGGTCATTTTTAGAAAGTTTTAAAAATAATAAAAATTTAACTTTTAGAGCGTTGGTTAAATCTATGCGTGATAAATTGAAAATGAATGGTTATACACAAATCCCTCAATTATCTACAGGCGGATTTGTTGATATTGACAAAGTTGTCTTTTTGAATTAACACATTTTATTATACTTTATTTCAGTGAGATTATTTCAAAATCTTCTATGCTATCATCATCTGATTCATAATCTAGTAACGCTTTTTGTAACTCTTCATATTTAATATGAGGTTGATATTTTATAACTATTGGTGAGGTAATATTATCTTCTTTATGTATTTGATATTTTTTATTTAAAATATAACGCACCGCAAATTTAACATCAATAGTTTGTGTTTTTAATATATCTATTAATTTAACTGCATAAATATTTTCTTTTAAAGTATTTCTGTCATATTTATTATTATATAAGTCTAACATTCTATAAATATATAATAATAAAATTTTAAATCGAAAAAAAATAATTTGTTATATAGTAAAGATGAATTTATCAGCTAATATTATTTATTTTGTAGTTTTCTCATTTACACCTTTTTAGATTACAAACGCGGATTATTTATTATTATATACAAACATAATAAAAGTATTTTTGTATATAATAATAAATGGAAAAAACCAAAGAAGAAAATGATAAAATATATATTTTAGGCTCAATAAAAAATATCGATAGTTTTATAAGTAAAAATGAGTATAGAAAAGCATTTGGATTACTAATTGCTGTTCTCGAAAGGCTTGATGATGGTAATCAAAAAAACGAGGTTATAGATTATTATAGTAAAAAAAATATTGGAACCAGATATGAGCGTTTTTAAAAAGGTTTAGAGCAATGCGTATTTTACACTTTTTTCTCATTTAAAACGCTCATTTTTTTATAAATTGCGACTACATATTATATTATTCCATTTATCATAACACGTGTCACGAGTTAAATATAATTTACTAAATTGAAAAGCATTTTCAGCAATTATTAATGCTTTATCATAATTATTTAAACACCATTTTGTTTTTTCAATCAAATCAGTTAAGTCTCTTTTTACTGGAATATAATGTTCCCATTCTTTCAAAAATTCAAAGAAAAACTCTTTATGTGGTCTATCTACAAGCAATAAAGGTCTATGTGACCATAATAAATGTTTAATTCGTCCAGAATATCCATTTCCTTCAATATCAATTAAAATAGAATATTTTTCAACTAATTCAGGAGTAGATATATATTTACTACTATTAAGCTGTATATTTCCTGAATGCACCCAATACATATCTAAAATATCAAATAATTCTTTATTATTATCACCTATTTCTAGTAATTTTGTTCTCATAATATTTGTGTTTTTATTTCCTATCCAACCAACTTTATTTATTTCGTAATTTTTTAATCCAGCATCATCTATTTCTTTAACAAATTTTTCGTAGTCATTTATACCCACTTGTGGCCAAGAATGAAAGTTAAAATCAGGAACTAAATTTTTGTAATTATCTTTTTTGCTATAAGTTAAATCATCATTATTATTTTCATAATCTCCCGTATGAATTATAATTTCATTAAAATCATTCCAATTATATTTTTCATCTGCTTTTTGAATACACCAAAAAGTTGAAGGATTGCGTGTTTCATATCCGCCTAAATCTTTAAAAATTAACTTTCTATTAATTTTTGAAACACAAAACGACATATACGACAATTTATATAATTTTTTAGGTTTTTGAACGAATATTGAAATGGGCATTTTAAATGAGAAAAGGTGTAAATGCCGATTATTTGTTTCTGATAAATCTTCTACTATTTTTTCTTTTTTATGGGTTTTATTTATTTAAGGTAAAATAAAATTGAAATACTTTTATATCTTAACAACTATAAAATATAAAAGATTATATAATGAAAACTAGAAGTGACACAAATTATGAAAATAATGCATTGTATACTGTCAATATAGATTTTGATGGTGCGAGTGAAGAGTGGCGGTCAAATAAATTCAATATGGGAAACGGAGTATATAGATATATATGTGCTAAAAGGGGAATAAAGAGTAATTTATGTATTAAAAAATGTTTACCTGGTGAAGAATATTGTTGTCTACATCTTAAAATGATACAAAAGGAAAAAGAAAAAGAAAAATATAACCAAAATTAAATACAACCAAAATTAAATACAACCAAAATTAAATACAACCAAAATTAAAAACAAAAAATATTAATACTAACCAAGTTCACAAATACTCATACGTAGATTAGATAACATATACTTAGTTATTTTATCCTTATTTTTTCTTTTCATTTTATTCAAAAATAATTCAGAATTATACACACCGTCTAACATATTGTTTGTTTTATAGTTTTTCTTAATTAACTCACAAAAATCTTGTTGGTTTAAAGAAGTCTTTTTAAATTGTAATAATGAAGTATTATTATTATGACACCATAACAAAAAGCATTGATAGTTATTAATTAATATTGTTTTAACAACAAAATAGGATAATACATTTGTTTTTTCTTTATACAAGTTATCTCTTAATATTTTACTACGATGTGAGTTTGAATATAAATCAGTATAATCTAAACCCATAAAATCTAGGATTTTAACTAATTGAAAAAAACTATATGTTCTTTCAAAATTTATTAACAAATCGAATTTAGAGAGAAATAAATCAGTATTATGTTTGTCTTTGTCTTTCAATGAAATAAAACTACAAAATAGTGCATTCATTATTTCAGCCCATATTTCAGTATAAGATTCGTAAAGATTTACATCAGATTTAACTTTAAAAATATCTAAAATACATTTATTTACATCATTATTATTCATATCAGAAAAATCTAAACCCAAATTATGAAATGTTTCGTGTAAAAAAACTTTGAACCATTCTTCTTTTCTAAATACAACAATTTCTGAATCTTTCGGACAAGTAGTGGTGAATGCTGTGTTTACGTGTAACTCATCTAGTACTTGTATATTTGAGTTTGGAAGTGTCTTTTCTAATGATGTAAAATAAAAATAGATAGATATATTTGTTGCACATTGTTTGGATGCATATTGATTTATTATATATAACCACATAACAATAGTATCCACATATTTATTTAAAGTATCTATTTTAAGTTCGATATTATCTTCTTCTACTGTAAAAAATATTTTAATATTTCTATCAAAGAGAGAAAAACTATAGTTTATTTCATAAATAGAAAATTCATCAATATGTCTTCTTATTATTTCTGGAAAGCTATTTGCATTGAAATTTTGTGGTTTCACTATTTGTGTTGATGTGATCAATTTTTTCGTGGATACATTATAATAATTGTCTTTCGATTGTTTTAAAGATACTAGAAATTTGTATGATTCTAAAATGTCATTGAATAATTGTATAAGGATAGAATCTGTTTTTTTTGATTTTATTGTATGATTAAAGAATTTATGTTTCGTTAAATATAGCATTAAATTCTTACTATTTTTTGTTAATCTCATTCTTATTATATAATTCTATTAATTTTTATTATATTTTGTCTCAATATTTTTTAATGTCAAATATATATGGATACTTCATTAATAATTATTTTAGCAATTGTTTTATTAATTTTAATTGTGTTAAATCATATTACAATTATAACTTCACCTGATATTGAACATCCAACTTGTTCTCTAACTGCGTATGGATGCTGTCCTAATGGTATTGACTCTAAGTTAAATTATTATGGTAGCAATTGTCCTGGTTATAAAACAACTGCTGGTTATGCTGCACCTCCCCCACCACCAAGTCCTTATGCACCTCCCCCACCACAACCTATACAAGTACATACACTTCCACCAAAACCTATTGGAGGATGTGCAGGGACACTGTACGGATGCTGTCCTAATAACTTAACACCTAAAATTAATATACAGGGGTCCAATTGTATTTTACATAGTTAAAATATTAAAAATAAAATATTACTTTATATTATATAATGTCTTTTGAAGGTCAAGTTACTATTAATAATGATATAACTATAGAAGTTGAATCCAAACTATCAGAACCAGAACTTAAATCAGAAGTTGAATCGAAACTAGATGCTGAAGTTGAATCGAAATTATCTGAACTATTAGAACCTAAATCAATATTATTACTATTATTACAAGTATTATCATCTGATACAAAATTTAAAAAAATTAATTTTGAATTAAGTGATAATATTCAAGATATTTTATACAAATTAATATATTTTTCACCCGATTTTTTAAATGAAATCGATAAACTTGTTAATGAAATTATTAAAGACAATAAAATAGATTCTAATGATATTCCTAATTTAATTTTATTAATCAAACATCTTTATGAATTAATTCATAAATTAAAAGAAGTAAATATTGATGATGATAAAAGAGTCGAAGTCTGTTCAAACATTCTTAAATTTTTAGTTAGATTTCTTGTTGAAGAGAGAAAAGTTGATATTAATAGTGAAAGTAAAGAATTAGTTTTGGAATTAATGGATAAATTAATTGATTCTTGTGTTAGTTTAATAGGTTATTTACCAAGTAATAAAATAAAAACAAATTGTTTCACATATATAAAAACATTATTTGGATACAAATAAAAAATAAAATAACTAAATAAAATTATAATTTTAAATTTAATATATTTATAATTATATAAATTACATCTCATTACGTCTAATTTTATCGCGTATTAACATAAGTTCATCAAATACTTCAGGAGGTGAACCTTTTACGTGATGTGACAATTTTGCTTCATTTGTTGCCAATAACATCATCTTTAAGTCTTCTATCTGTGTAAATTTTGCATATTGTGCCGCATACATCTCTTGCTTATATCTTTTACCATAAAAATCAGGGTCTATTGTTACCTCTATTGGTCTCAATAATTCTCCTTTTAACTTACCGCTCTTACCACCTGCTGCTTTTGCCATAATAGGGTCTTTTGACAAATCTGTACCAGAGTCTAATGAAAAACTTAAATAAAACTCCGGATGTGTTTTTTTGAATTTTGACGCTTGATAATAATGTTCTACTGATGCCCATTTATGATTATCGATTGTAAATGGTACTATTTCACCATTAATATTTTTTTGCACCCAAAAATTGGACAGTTTTTTACGCCATTCTGGTATGATAGCTAATTCTGAAAATTCTTTAAGTCGATCATTTGGAATTTTCTCTCCAGATCCCTTTCCAGGTAAAGGTTTATCATTTGATTTTGAATAAAATAATAATACTACATTATCATCATATAAACCTCTTAGTTTACTTTCACTTAAATCCTCAAATTGTGACTCTTTTATTACTGTTTTTTTTTGACTAGCTTTAAATTTTTGAAAATCAGGTATCAATGCAAACGGACCCGCATTTTTTTCTAAACATTTATCCGTTATCATTTTTTTTATATCATATGGTATTTCACTAAATTTTAGTATTAACTTCTTTTTGTAACCAATTAATTTATAATGATTACCTGTATGGTCTACTATAATGTAAAATTCGGGGGTAAACACTCCTTTGTTTTCTAATATAGAATCATTTAATTGACCACATTGAATGACATTTTTTAAATCCCCATTTTTGTAATTATCGCTTGACAATATAATTAACTTTATGTTGAGAATCCGTTCTAATGTGGAAATTGCCCAAGTATCCGCCCAAAATTCACATTTTTTTATTTTACTTTTAAATTTATCTAATGTATCTACTCCTTTCATAAATTTATATTCCTGCAAAATTTGCATAGTTATTTTTTTCTCTTCGACAAGCTTGTCGTGTTCCTTTTTAACTTTTTTAGCTTCTTCTGAAATAATTTTTTGTTCATTACGGTCAATTATACTTGCAAACCTTTGTTTTAACATTAAATACTCAGCCTCTAATTGTTTAATTTTATTTGTATCTGTAATAAGAGATGCATTATACATATCATAATGTTCCTTATAACCTTCATATATTTTATCTGTTGCTTCATCAGCTAATTTTTTTCTTAATTTGTTAACAGAAGATTGTTGTGATATACTTGAAAATGCATCACGAATGGTAGCAAATAGACAATCACCTCCACCTTCATTATCTACAATATTGTAATTTTTATTCATCATAAATTTTTCAACCCACGTATCTGAGGAAGTTTCGTGATATTTCTCTCTATTATCCTTTGATTGTTTTTGTGTTTCTTCTCTGATTAACGGTGGTATAGGTACACCTTTTGTCAAAATAAATATATCCTTACGTTCTTCTGGTATTTCATAAGCTTCATTATATTCATATTCTTTTTCTTTTTCTTTTTCCTCCTCTTCTGATTCAGATATTTCACCTTCTTCTTTCTCTTCACCTCTATCTACCAACCGTTTGAGTGGTACATCAGGTTGAAGTCTTAATTTATTCAATAACTCTTTTGTACAAAAAGAATATATAAGTGGTTCTGTTAGTTTCTCCACATCCAAATTATTATAATCATCCAAAAATATTAAATAATCTGTTGCTTTAATTTCATATACACCTATTTGCATTACTTTATTATTATGTTTAACTAAATAGATTGGAAAATAAAGTATATTCTTATCTTCAAAAGTATTTTTTGCATTTCCTACAGCGATTATAACGTCAACATCTTTTATCTCTAATTGATATAATTCTGCTTCTGTTTTTAAATCACCAGAATCTACACTTTTAATTTCTGGATAACTAACATCATTGTCTAATTTTGATAATACCATATTTATATTTTACTACAATATTTTATATTTAATACAAAATTAAATATAAAAAATATTATTACCATAGTACATATTTCTTCATAAACTTATCATTTTTCAATTCATTTATATAAAACCACATATTTTTTCTTTTTGATATTATATCACAGTTTAAAGGATTTGCTTCAAAATTTACCAACATATCAATTATTTGCTCTTTATTACATTTATTTAATTTAAATTCTTTTGTAATTCCATAATAGTCACATATTAATAATAATTCCTTTACAGTATAATTTTCACTATAATTAATTAAATAAGGAAACATATCTTGGTTTAAATTGTTGCCTTCTATTTCAAATTCATCTAACAATTGAAACAAGTTTTCACTATTACTATTACTATTACTATTACTATTACTATTACTATTACTATTATTTCTATTTGAATCTTCTATAATTGTAAATGAAATATTACCATTTATGTTTGTCATTATTTGTAATTATTAACTTCTATTTAAATAATAAATCAAAAAAATAATTTTTATTATTACACCATTTAACATTTTAAACACCGATTAATATATAAATGATTTTTCTTTATATCCTCGTTCCAGCCAATTATTTATTAATAAACTGCACGTTTTACACGCAAATAACATACATTTTGTTGTAATTTCTTTATCATATATAATAATATTATCATTCTCTAAATTTTTGTAACATCTACAACAAAATTTAAAATTTTCTAATTCCATTTTTTTTTCGTACTTTTTTTTTTGTTGTATTTGTTTTATTTTAAAATTTTCTAATTCCATTTTTTTTTCGTATTCTTTTTTCTCTTCGTTAACAATTTTTCCCATTATTTCTTCATAAATATCATCTAAATATTTCAAGTCATATTCGTTAATTAATATTTTAATATCATTATTAAATTTTTTAAGTTGTTCTAAATTTGTCATATTTTCATACTGATTTCTAATATATTTTATTAATTGTGTTTTAATATTATTAGTATATTCTAAAATATTATTTATTATTTTATATTCTCCTTTTATAAGCATTTCACATATTACATTTTCTAAAATATTATTAATCTTAATAATTTGTAATTTAAATTTTTTACAACAACTTGTTCCAACACTTATTGTATGCTTAGTAAATATATTATACATATAAATAATATTTTTTAGTGTATGTTGACATATACATAACCCTGTTTTTTCTTCTCTTTTTTCTCTATAAATTTCACGCCATTCTGTTTTTGCTATTTTTAAATCTTTGCTTTTAGATAATTTTAGCAAATGTATATTAAACTTATATATTACTTCTGACATCTGTTATTTATATGAGTAATTTACCGAATTATTTTTAATTCAATTTTATATAAAATAATCGACATTTAAAATTAAAAAAATAATTTTTAACTATGATACAAAATTTATACATAAATTAATAATTTTACATTTCAATCATATCCATAAATTTAAATAATGATTTATTTGTTAAACTTTTATAATCTTTAGTTTTACTATTTGCTATTTTTACAATTATTTGATTTATAGTTAATCCTTCTATTAAATAATTTTCACATTCTACATCTTCGTATAGTTCCTTTTTATACATAATAGCTACATTTTCAGTAAGTTCATCTACTTCATTTTTTTTGTCTTCTACTAAAATAAAGTTATATATTTGGGATAATAAATTACTTATAATCTTTAAAATTCTACTCTTGGTAATCATACCATTATTCATTAAGTTAATATAAAATGCTCCTAATGATTTACGTCTTTCGTTTATTTTATTATTCTCACAAAATTTATCATAGTTGACTTTCGAATCAACATATTCAATATTATTAAATAAATCTGTAAAATTATTTAAATTATCTTCAAATATCGTTTTTATAATATCATATTTCATACATAAATTAGAATAAATATCTGCATACATTTTAGAATAAAATCTGTTTGTAGAAGCAATATCAAATATAATAGAACTTAATTTTAACATATCCTCATTAGTTATATTTTGAATAATTACTGCATCAATGACTTCAATAATTTTATTATTAATATCAATATAATTCTTATCAGTTAATTTATTTAATTGTGCTCTTATAATATCAATTTGAGCATCAACACCCACCTTCTCCTCCATTTTTGTAGTTTGGAAACTTCTTATGGCATCCCAATCATCATCATTCAAAACTTCCATTGATTTATTACCACGTTTTTTCTTATTTAATTCTTTATTGCTTGAATCTGTTTTTAATACATTTTCTCTCTTTTGAAATATAGGAGTTCTAACATAATCAGGTGAGCCAACCTGTAAAGATAATTCCGATATTATTTTTAATGTCTTTTCGGGTAATATATAATCAAACCCTTGAAAAATAATATCATTCGTATTCTCTAGTGTATACCTTAAAGTTTTAGTAGTCATTGTTTGGTATAATAAATATATATATTTGCATTTATATCAATTTTTTTTAAAATATTATAATAAAATAAAATACACTTAAATAGATTTGACAATAATATATTAAATGACAACTACTGACCACTCGTTTAACGATACAATTAATGAAGAAGCATATGATTCTTCATATGAAATACAATCTTGGGATGATTTAAATTTAAATCCTAAAATTTTGCGAGGTATATTTGCATATGGTTTTGAGAAGCCCAGTCCAATTCAACAAAAGGCTATAAAACCGCTTATTATGGGCAAAGATATTATTGCGCAAGCACAATCAGGTACTGGCAAAACAGCAACATTTACAATTGGTGCATTAGCTAATGTGGATGTTACTAATAATACCACTCAAGTATTAGTATTGTCTCCAACCCGTGAATTAACTACCCAAACTGCAAAAGTATTTAGTAGTTTAGGTGATATGATGGATGGATTGCGTGTACAAGTTCTATTTGGTGGATCTAGTGTAGAAGAACACAGTAGTTTTTCTAACAAAAATGTACCGCACGTTATATGCGGATGTACTGGTCGTGTTTATGATATGTTAAGACGTGATAAAATAACACTTAAAACTCTTAAATTAGTTATATTGGATGAAGCGGATGAAATGTTATCCTCTGGCTTTAAAGAGCAAGTCTATAATATTTTTCAATATTTCAATAATAATATCCAAGTTGCATTATTTAGTGCAACATTACCTCCATCAGTTTATCCTATCATTAATAAAATTATGCGAAATCCTGTAAGAATAAGTGTTAAGAGAGAAATGTTGACACTTGAAGGAATTAGACAATTTTATATTGCTGTTGATGATGATAGACAAAAATATGCTACATTAAAAAATCTATTCTCGTTTTTATCTGTATCTCAGTGTATTATTTATTGCAATAGTGTTAAACGAGTTGCTGACTTATTTGATGCAATGAAAGAAGATGAATTTCCGGTTTGTTGTATTCATAGTAATATGGAAAAGTCTGATAGAGATGCAGCATTCAACGATTTTAGAAATGGTAAGTCTCGTGTTATGATTTCTTCCAATGTAACTTCACGTGGTATTGATATTCAACAAGTAAGTATTGTAATTAACTTTGATCTTCCTAAATGCGTACATAATTATTTACATAGAATAGGGAGAAGTGGTAGATGGGGTAGAAAAGGTGTGGGAATTAATTTTATTACTAGACGTGATATTATTAAAATGAAAGAAATTGAAGGACATTATTCTTGTCAAGTTGTTGAAATGCCAAATGATTTAGGGTTTTTACAAAGTTTTTAATTTGGTAAATACGCAAAAAATACAGGTTTATATTCACTAATTTTATATTCGTAAAATAAATTTATTATATTTCTAGGTAAAAATATAATGAATGAAGAATTATCTAAACTAGATGACATTAACGATTTTTTTAAATTACCAATTTATTATAACACTGATAAGATTGAACTTAAAAAAAATATTATTACTGATTTAGAATTAATATCAACAATTGACCAATCAAGTAATCCTATTTATTCGTATTATTTTAACTATGATAATGATGTATCAAAAAAAATAGTAGAACAAACTGCAACTTATTATACAACTGATGTCTGTTTCTTACAAGATACACAACAACTTTTGAGAGAACATAAAAAATTACCCAGCAAATACACTGATATTTCACCTAATTATAAAAATATAATGGATATTTGGAACGAATTAAAAATACAATCCGGATTTAAAGAAAAATACTATTATGTTGACTGGCAAATGCTCGAATTCTTAAACAAATCATCTATGTTTTTACAATTTATGAGTATTTATAATTTACTTTCACCTATACTTTCTCTCTTTATGCCAATTATGATTCTAATTATTCCTTTTATTATTCTTAAAGCAAAAGGAATAGAAATAAATACTGAAGAGTACTTACAAGTTTTATCTATAATAGCACAACAAAATGCTATCGGAAAATTATTCACAACTAATTTTTCTGAAATTAAAATACACGAAAAAATTTATATAATCATTTCTGCTGCATTTTACTTATTTTCCATTTATCAAAATATTATGATTTGTGTACGTTTTAATAACAATATGTTAACCATTCATCAACATTTTAAAGAGATTAATAAATATTTGACTACAACTATTTTATCAATGGAAAATTATTTGTCATCATCTAATCAACTAACAAGTTATAGTGATTTTAATACAAACCTTCGAGAGAAAATTGACATACTAAAAGTAATCAAAAATAAAATTTCAAATATTTCTGACTATAGTATTTATAATGTTAATAAACTAACTGAAATAGGTAACATATTGAAATATTTTTATGAATTACATAATGATAAAATATATGATAATGCGATTATGTATTCCCTTGGGTTTAACGGTTATATTGATTGTATAGAAGGGTTAATAAATAACATTGAAGAGAGAAAAATCAACTCGACTTTATTCATTAATGAAAATAAAAAGACCATACTTAAGAACAGTTACTATGCTTGTTTAAAAGATAATAATCCTATTAAAAATACCATCAAATTTAAGAAAAATATTATTATTACCGGACCCAATGCTTCTGGAAAAACAACCATTTTGAAATCAACCCTTATTAATATCATATTTAGTCAACAATTTGGATACGGATTTTATGATTCTGCAAAAATTTCACCATTTAAACATATTCATTGCTATTTAAATATTCCAGATACATCTGGAAGAGATAGCTTATTCCAAGCTGAAGCAAGACGTTGTAAAGAAATACTAGATACAATCAATCTGAATAAAAATGTACAACATTTTTGTATATTTGATGAATTATACTCCGGAACTAATCCAGAAGAAGCGATTTCAAGTGCTACAGCATTTATGAATTACTTGATAAAATATCATAATGTATCTTGCTTATTAACAACACATTTCGTTAAAGTATGTAAGTCATTAAAGAAAAATAAAGATATTGTTAACTGCTGTATGGTTACAACAAAATTAAACAATAAATTAGTATACACTTATAAACTAGATAAAGGTATTTCTAACGTTAAAGGTGGGATTAATATTTTAACAGAAATGGATTATCCATCTGAAATTATAAATGATACTATTAAAAATGATGTTAAACATAAGTAAAAGTCAAAAAATTTTTATATTTAATTATATATATTAATAATAAATGGATGCGTTAATTGTATATATTTTTTGTTATGATATATGCTTTTATTTTATTCACAGGTTACTCCATACAAAGTATTTATATTTTATCCATAAAATACACCACAAAAAATATAAACCAGAATATTATGACTTTTATACAGTACATTTGTTAGAAATACCTATACAAAGCATAGGATTGATAATAGCAGTATATTTGTATAAATTATATTTATATCAATTAATGTATGCTATTATATTTATAAATATACGAGGTATATTGACACACGATGAAAGGTTTGTGAAATTAATAGGATATCATCATTTATACCATCACAAATATATAGTTTATAATTATGGTGAGTACTGGTTAGATTACCTATTTGGAACAAATATACCAAATAAAACAAAACTAATAAAAAACAATTAAATATATAAATTCGTTAGTTAGTGAATTAATTAATATCTACTTTTTGTAATAAATGACTTCTTTTGCAGATTTATTTAATCCAACATTTTTAATATTTTTAGGAATAATACTATTGGTTACTGCAATATTGTTCTTATATTTTGAAAATAAATTACGAGAACAAAATCATAAAATTTCCTCTATGTTTAGTTTAGTTTCTTCTTTAGCCGAAGAAGTAAATGGTGTTAAATCAGGATTAAATAATTTATTAACAATAACGATGATCGGTGCTGGACACGATAATCATTTTTCCAATCAATCAAATTTTCAACCTTTTAATCATTTAGAAGAAAATTTGAATACTTTAAACGAAGAAAATAATTTAATTGTTGTTTCTGATGATGAAGATACTGATAATGAAGATGAAGAAGAAAATGAATATGAATATGAAGATGAAGATGGAGAAGATAGTGATAATGAAGATGAAACAAATGATTCTGAATCAGAAACATCTGATTCAAATGAAATAGAGGAGTTAAATGATGAAGAAGACAATATTTGTATGTCAACATCAAATGATATCAAAATTCTAAAATTAAACTTAAATCTTGATTCTAATATTTATGAAACATCTGAAATGGAAGAATTTGAGGAATTAAATGATGAAAATGATAATGTTAATGAAGTTGAATTCATACCATTAAATAATGATGACAATAATGAAAATGATGACAATAATGAAAATGATGACAATAATGACAATAATGACAATAATGATATTTCTTCGGAATTAAAAAAAATAAATGTTAATTTAGAAGAACGAAAAAACATAGATTTAATTGAAAATGTTGATTACAAAAAATTACCATTAAATAAATTAAGAAGTGTAGTAGCAGAAAAAGGATTAATCGTAGATGCATCAAAATTAAAAAAACCCGAAATGCTTAAATTGCTTGGTGCCGAATAAGATTTTTATCTTGTGATTATATAACATGAGTTGGGCAACTTGTTATTCGGGGTCAAATAATATTCATTTTAATTTTCCACCTATAATGGCTGATGGTAGAAATTACGCTTCTTGGCAACCTTCTGCTGTTATAAATCAAAGAATACAACAACAAGAAGGTATCAAAAATAATTGGCAATATCGTCAATATTTACAACACAATGGAATACATATTATGAAATATAATAACGCTGAAGCTTGTTATGATTTGGGATTAGACCCACACGTACAATCTGGTAAAACACCATCTAATAATGTACCTTATAAATTCAAATCAACATTTGATACCGCTACACCAGGTTTCGGATATTGCAATAGTGATTTGAAAAATCCATATTTATCTAGAGAACAATTAAATTCAAGAATGATTGCTCCATCTATTAACCCTAATAATTTTACAAATTAATAAATATAGTAATAATATAGTAATAATATAATTTATAATGTATTTTCTATTAGCAGTCACTTCATTATTGAAAACATTTAGTCCATATTTAAGAAAACATATATTGGATTCCATAGAAGGTCACGAATATATGTTCATAAATACTTTTTTTGTTGCATTGTTCGTTTTTTTATATTTTATGTATAAGATTATTTATCACGATGATATGTTTGATAAATTAGTAAATAATATGCAAAGACTCACATTCTTACAAGTTATTTATTTTATCTTAATTGCATTCATTACAGTTGTTTCGTCCATTGTAATTATTAATTTAGATAAGAATTTCAATACACCTCTAATAAATTCAATGTTATCTAAAGGAATAGCAGCAGTTATGTTGTTATTCGTAGCTACAATTATTTATAAAGAAAAATATAACTTAAAACAAGTATTTGGAATATTTTTAACTGTAATAGGATTATTTCTTATTAATTGTAAAAAATAATTATTAACAATAAAGGATATAATAATAATTTAATAACTTAATATTATATGAAAATATTGTCTATAGATGTAGGTATAAAAAATTTAGCATTTTGTTTATTTGAAAAACCAAATGACTCAGAGCATTTTAAAATTACAAAATGGGATACTGTCAATATTTCAGAACAAGAAACATTAAAGTGTTGTTTTATAGAAAAAAATGTAATATGTAATAAAGTAGCAAAATACAAAAAAAATGACAAATGTTTTTGTTTAAAACATTCTAAAAAACAACCATTTCAAATACCTTCATCAGAGCAAAAACCTACATTTATAAATAAACAAAAAATACAAAATTTATATGAAATTGCTAATAAACACTTAATTACATTTGAAAACAAAATTAAAAAACTTGAATTAGCTAATTTGATTAATGAACATATAGCAACAAATTATTTTCAATGCATCGAGAATATTAATGCGTCAGATGTAAAATTATTAGATATTGGACTCAATATTAAATTACATTTTGATAATTTATTTTCACAAGAACACTGTATAAATTATGTTATTATTGAAAATCAAATCAGTCCTATTGCGACACGAATGAAGACTATTCAAGGTATGTTGGTACAATATTTTGTAATGTCACAAGTTTTTGTAGATAATATAGAATTCATTTCTGCCTCCAATAAGCTTAAAGATTGCAATATTAAACAAAAAACTAAATATAGTGAACGGAAAAAAATAGGAATATCAAAATGTTTAGAAACTATTTCATCTGATTTCAGATTTAATGAACACTTACAATATTTTAATTCTCATAAAAAAAAAGATGACTTATCTGATTCATTTTTACAGGGTTTATGGTTTATAAATGATAGAAAAATATAAATATATATAAATATACATAAATATATATTTTAACCTATTTTTATTAAAAATATATATTTCCATTCGTAATACTTAAAATTAAATGTTCTATTTAATGAATAATAATGGGTGATATAATTGAAATTTCGGAACTCGATTTAAACGATGATAATTTTGGTAATGGTGAATGGAATAAAAAATCGACCAATTTTGGAGGAGGGCTTGAATTATTAATGAATGATAAAAATAAAGAAAATACAAAGCTTAATAGTGACATTGATTTTGATGATTTAAATAATTTAGAAAATGAATTAAATGGATTAGTCGATGAAATACCAACAGATAGTTTTAAACCCAAATCTGATTTGTTTGGAAATTTTTCTGCAGGATTTGATGAAAAACATTCTGTTAGATTTAGCGATAATACTAATAAAGACCCAAATATAGGTTCTTTTACTGCATCATCCGATAATGACAATAAAACTTGGGATGGATACGGCAAATTTAATAACATACCTTTAAACCCAGATAGAACAGTTCCATTAGAACAAAAAATGAGTAAGGAGGAGCTGTTAAGAGAGAAATTTAAATATTTAAGAAAGCTTGAAGCTTTAGAAAAAAAAGGAGTTGAGTTATCCAAAAAATATAATATGGATTCATCCCTTCAGGAAATGGAGGGAGAATATGAGACTATTATGGAAGAGAAATCTAAACAAAATTCTGTTAAGTTTCAAGGAAATATGTTAATGGCTTGTATAAATGGAATTGAATTTTTAAACGGTAAATTTGACCCATTTGATATTAAACTCGACGGATGGAGTGAACAAGTCAATGAAAATATTACAGACTATGACGATATCTTCTCTGAATTGTATGAAAAATATAAGAGTAAGGCATCTATGGCGCCTGAATTGAAACTATTATTTCAACTTGGCGGAAGTGCTATGATGGTACATATGACAAACACAATGTTTAAATCCGCTATGCCTGGTATGGACGATATTCTAAGACAAAATCCGGATTTAATGCGTTCTTTTCAAAANGCNGCTGTAAATACTATGTCTCAAAGCAGTCCTGGNTTTTCTGGGTTTATGACTAATTTAATGAATCCTGAACCACAAGTGCCTAGAGGTATGGGACCACCACCAGCTATGCAAACTCAAGGTCCAAATGCAATCCCTACACCACTCGTGCGACCAGGAAATAATAATTATGCTAATCGACCTGACTTAAATTTAAGTCGTAGTAATTATAGTGAAGTAAATGATGGAATTAGTCTTAGAGAAAATTTTGAGAGACCTGAACTACAAGATAGAACCAGTAAAAGAACAATACGACCTGAAATGAGAGGACCATCCGATATTTCAGATATTCTCTCTGGATTAAAAACTAAAACCATTAATATACAAGATTCGAACTCACAACAATCAAATCACCCACCACAAACTATTAACGATAGCAGTACTATTAGTATTAGTGATTTAAAAGATTTACAAGGAAATGGAAATATGCCAAAAAGAAGTCGACGCAAAAAATCGGCAAGTAACACAGTCAGTTTAGATATTTAGATATTTAATAAGTTTCGCATTTAACAAATAATAAATTATATATAAAAAATTATATAATTTATTCAACCGTCACAACCTTTGCTAAGTTTTTAGGCTTATCTGGATTAATACCTCTGTCTAACGACAAATAATATGCTAATAATTGGATAGGAATTATACCCAATAATGAAGCAAATGTTTTGTTTTCTGGAACGAAAAGTATTTCACAATCTACATCCTTTGAAATTGTTATATCATTTGTAATAAATATAATCGGTGAATTACGCGATGCAACCTCCTGATAACAATTTAATGTTTTGGTCTTATGTGTTTGGTCTAGATTTATTATAATTACAGGAAAGTGCTCGTCTAATAAAGCAAATGGTCCGTGTTTTAATGAACTGGATGAATATCCTTCACTATGTATATATGATATTTCCTTTATTTTTAATGAACCCTCTTTAGCTATANACTCATCACTTCCTTTACCAATCAAAAACATATTTGTCTCCTTAAAATTCTTTGCAATTTTCTGTGTTTCAATCTCACACGATTCTATTGTATTTTTAATGTCATTTGACAAATTATGCAAATCTCTTATCATTGTAATGCGTTTTTTCTCACTTATATTATGTATTTGAGCAAACCATATAGATAACAAATTTAAACATACTAATTGACTTGTAAATGCTTTTGTTGATGCAACACCAACTTCCTTTCCCGCATTACAATAAATACCACAATCTACTTCTCTCGCTATCAACGAATCTACCACATTTATAATACCTATAGTGGTTATACTATTATTTTTTGCTATACTTATGCAACGATGTAAATCCTTTGTTTCACCTGATTGTGATATCAAAATTATACCAGTGTTCCCTAACTTTGGTATATCAACTTCATTAAAATCCGCACCATCAAACGCCTGAACTGTATTAAAATTACATATTTGTTTAAAATAATGCATTCCATATAACCCTGCAAAATAGGAACTACCACAACCGAGTATAATTATATTACTAATTTCCTTTAATATATCCACATTTTGTTCTAAACCTCCTAATTTTACTTCTGAATGATTTTTTATTCTACCTCCTTTATTTATTGCATTTAATACTGTATTTGACTGTTCATTTATTTCTTTTAATGTCCAATGATTAAATGGATACGGTGTCAATTCTGTAACAACACTTGATACTTTCTTCTTTAAATAGGTATTTGAAGTATTTATTAAAATAGTATTATTTTCCTTTTTTTCAATTACACATATATCGTCATTATGTAATGTTATATAATTTTTTACCATATTACAAAACCCACTTTGTTCGGATGTTATAATCACTTTATCTTCATTTTGACCAATTAGTAGTGGTGAACCATTACGTACACAATATAATTTGTTTTTATCATTTATACTTTGTATTATCAAACCATATGTGCCCTCTAAAACATCAATAGTTTTTTTAATTGCCTCAAAAGTATCATTATATATAGTATAATTATATTCAATTAAATTTACTATTACTTCTGTATCTGTTTGCGAAATAAAAACATAACCATTTTGAATTAATTCTGCTTTTAATTTACTATAATTTTCTATAATACCATTATGAACTATAACAAATTTTTTATTATTGGATAAATGAGGATGCGCATTTATATCATCTTTTACACCGTGTGTTGCCCAACGATTATGACCCATTCCTATCAAAGATTGTTCTTCGTCTTTTTTTGGTATTGTTATTAAATGTAATTTGTCTAATGAATTCATATTATCGGTTGATGCATATTTAATCACTTCAAATGTATTCTTATTATTATTTAATACCGCTAATCCAGAGGAATCATAACCTCTATTCTGTAATTGTATTAAACCATTTATAATTAGTTCATATATATTTTCATTTTTACTTAATACTAAACCATATATACCACACATATATTTACTTATATAATCTATTTAACTAAATATAATTAATATAACGAATCGAATACTACTTCGTTTTATAATATTTCACAATATATTTTCTTATTCAAACTCTATTTTTAAGTCCAAGATATGTTTATATTTACTATTTATTAACTCAGTAATATTATCTGCTTTTAGAATTTTCTCTCTTTTCAAAATTTCAGACGTCTCAAATATTAAATCTTTACATTTTACCATTATTAATTGAGCATAAACATATGCACTATTAATTAATTCTATTACATCATTGTCTATTAATTCTTTGTATTTTTCACTAGTATTTGGATATATGATATTACTTCCCATACCATAATATATTACCATCTTTTCTGCTAATTTTAATGCCTCCTCAAAATCATTTATTGCTCCTGTTGTCACACTCACATTATAAAATACTTCTTCTGCTATTCTTCCTGATAATAATATCATTAAATGTTCAAANAATGCTTCTCTCGTATAAATATTNGACGTCGAACTTTTAAACACTGTATAACCTGGACTCTTCGGTGAAGACAAATTTATTACTACTTTTGACATTTTGGAATGGTATTTAGAGAGAATTCCTATAATAGCGTGACCCATCTCGTGTATCGCTATATGATCAATAATATCTGATGTAAATTCGTGTTCAGTTGGTTGCCAACCAGCTATCATTTTATTCATCACAAAATCAAAATCCTTATAACAAAACTCCGTATTATTCATTCTCAATGCATTTAACATTGCTTCATTTAGTATATTTTCTATTTGTGCACCAGTTAATCCTTCTGTAACTTCTACTAAGTCATTTATACCTATTGAACCACAATATGGCTTACCTTTTAAATGTATATTAATAATAGCATTTCGTGTTGCACTATCTGGAAGCCCAATAAATATTTTTTTATCCATTCTTCCTGGCCTGGTTAGCGCACTATCTAATAAATCTATTCTGTTAGTGGCTGCAACTACAAAAACACCTGTTGTATTTTTAAAACCATCTAACTCTACTAATAATGCATTCAATGTATTATCACGCTCAGAAGATGAACTGTCACCATCGGAAGACCTTTTTCTACCAACTGCATCTATCTCATCTATAAAAATAATACACGGAACATTTTTACTCGCTAAAGCAAATAACTCTTTTATTCTTGTTGGACCGATTCCTACATATTTTTCTTGGAAGTCTGAACCAGATACCGGTATAAAACTACATTTAGACTCACCTGCTAATGCTTTCGCTAATAAGGTTTTTCCTGTACCTGGTGGACCTTCTAGTATTAGACCTTTGGGAATGCGTACATTATATTGTGCATATTTTTTATAATTAGTTAAAATATCAACACATTGTTCCATCTCCCTTTTAACATTTTCATAACCACCAACATCTTTAAATAAAATGTTATAATTTTTAATTACTTCGAAATTCTTTGATTTTGTATTCTCTCTTTCAACATATCGTCGTCTTCCGGTATCTTCATCATCTTCAAAGTCACCATCCATATCATTATTATCATTTATATTTTCTTCATTGTCAAACTGAACACCTAATGCTTTTAAAAAATTAGATTTATTTATAAATATATGCATTTGTGGAGGCTCTGTATTATCTTCATCTGTTTCATCTGTTTCATCTAATCCTAAAATACTATTCTCTTGTATAGTTGTATTTTTTGAATTCAACCTTTTAAACTTTTCTAGAAAATCTGGCCGTGTTAATGGATATTTTCTCATTAAATTATTTAATTCATCTCCATTATACTCTGTATCATTCTGTTTTCTTTGCAAATATTGTTCATAATATTTTCTTCCAAACGGATTTCTATTTATTTTTATATTGTTATTCATTTCCATTTTACCATTTATTCTATTAATTAATAAACTATACGTTTTAACATTTATAAACCCAAACAATAATAGAATACTAAAAATAAATGTAATATTTCCCATTTTATGTATAACTAATATTCTATTTTTTATATCATTATCGATTTATAATTAAAATAATTTTATATTTTTAACATTATTTTCTATTTTATTTATTAAAGCCATAACAGGTGTTTTATCTTTACCATATAACAAAGAATCGTATATCATTTTAACATTCCCTACCAAATTTTGCTTATTTAAATGTAACCATACTACAAATATTATAAATAATATACACGTAAAATAGATATCTTTCCATTTTACTACATCTTTACGTAAATAATACAAAGGTACTACTTTTATTAGTATATTTACTAATACAAAAATCAATAATGTTCTCTTAGGAGTATTATAATATAACATCAAAATTAACATAATTATATTATCTACAAGACCTATCATTAATGCAAATTTCGGATTATATGTAGTATAATTAAATATATTCAGTAAATACCATACGTATATCCAATATGAAAAAATTAAATCTCCTCTTAATGCTTGCATTTATATTTAGATAATAAAATAAACCATTTTACCTTTTAATTTTAGATATTTTCAATAATTTAATATTAAAAATATAATACAATATAATACACTATAATTTTAATAATGAATAGCAACCCTAAAAATAATATATGTCCAAAAGGAGGAATTAAAATATATAATACTAGTAATAATGATAATAATAATAATAAAAATAGGAATAATGATCTTTATATTGACCAAAGTACTTTTTTTAACAACTTAAAGAATCAAAACAAACCTACTGGTATTAGAATTACAAATAGTAACAATGAATATAACATAGATCCTTTTGAAGGATTAAATCCTTTTACAAATTCAAATGAAGAGAGAAATGTTAAACCTATTGTATACGATAACAAAACTTATCATAATCTTGATTTAAATATTGATAATTATTCACGTGAAGACTTATATAATTTATTTGGTCTTGTAAAATCAAATCTTTCTGAAGAAAATATGAGAGAATCAAAAAAAACAGTGCTTAAAACACATCCTGATAAATCTAGGTTAGACCCTAAATATTTCTTGTTTTTTTCTAAAGCATATAAGCGTTTGCATAGTATATATGAATTTCAAAATAAAAATACTAACAAAAAGATAGAAAACAATGAATATTTCAATTCTGATAATACTGTTGTACTTGATAAAATGTTTGAACAAGATAAACATCTTAAAAATCCCAAGAATTTCAATCAATGGTTTAATGACCAATTTGAAAAACATAAGATTAACGACGAATCTGATGAAAAAGGCTATGGTAGCTGGCTTAAATCAGACGAAGATATTGTTTTTACACCTAACGTAACGAAATCTAATATGGCAATCGAAATGGAAAAGCGAAAAAAACAAGTACAAACACTTACTACCTATAATGGTGTTACAGATTATACAGCTGCAAGTTTGGGAGGATCGTCTTTAATGGATTACAACAGTAATTTTACATCAGGAACACTTTTTAGTAATGAAGGAATGGGATATACTGATTTAAGACAAGCCTATGTCGAATCTGTTATTCCTGTTACAGAAGAAGATTACCAAAAAATGACAAAATTTAATAACTTGGAAGAATACAAATATCATAGAAATAATTCCAATACTAAACCTCTTGACAAAGAAGAATCTATGAAACAGTTGTATCATCAAAATCAACAAAAAGATGAAGAAAGTGCAGCATTAGCATTTTACTATGCTCAACAATCAGAAAAAACAAAACAAAAACAAGAATCGTTTTGGTCTGGTTTAAAACAATTAACTAACCATTAACATTAACACCTTTTTACATTTAGTACAAAATGAAATGCCAATAAATATATAAAACAATATAATATATAATATATATGATAGGCGAAGAACGCATTGAAATATTATATAATACTAGTTACGGTGGTTGGGGAATAAGTGATAAAGCAATGGAGTTGTATAAATTAAGAAATGTAAATTATAATTCGATGGCATTAGAATACGAATGCCACGAACTATTGTCTAGGACTGATCCAATTCTCATTCAAATATATAATGAATTAGGTGATGAAATGAATACTAAGCATTGTAAAATAAGAATTAAAAAAATTCCAAAAAAATATGAAAACTATTACTATATCTCGGAATATGACGGTAAAGAATGTATAGAAATCGATTTCACAAATTATAAATTGGATATGGTATATAATAAAATAACAGAAATATTGCAAAGCACTAATAATAATGACATAAAAATAATTAAAATAGAAGAATTTATGTCTACATTAAAATCTAATAAAATCTGAAAATATGTAAAAATAATATATTTATAATGTACTTAAAGAAATATTTATACATTTGTATAATGAGGCTACTTATTTTATTCTTTTTTATTTCATTACCATCTATGTATACAAAACGATTATTTTCAAAAATTAAAAATTTAGATAAACCTAATTGTATTAACTGTAAACATTATATTCCTGAAACCTATAATGATTTTAATTCTGCAAACAATAAATGTTGCATATTTGGTGACAAAGATATACATAGTGGACATATTAGATATGATTATGTAAGTGAATGCAGAAAAGATGAAGAAAAATGTGGAATTGAAGGAACATATTTTGAAAAACAAAATAATATATATTTTAAAAAATTAAAACATAATTTTAAATATAATAATTATATTTTTTGCTTGTTAATTGTTTTAGAATGTACTGCTTTTATAATGAAAATTAGAAATAGTAATTAACTCCGTCTTCTCTATCAAAAAGTAACTACTAAAACTGAAATTATATAAAAATAAAATATTATATAATAATTATTATTAAATATAAATATAATTATTATATTATTAAATGAACAATGAAACTATTTTATTAGAAAAGGATGGATTCAAGTTTTATAAAACAAAAGATAATGAATATTATAGTAATTTTTGTTTAAATAATACGAATATCATACTTTCACAAATCATCGATTTTAATTTGATGAAACTTGTTTATGATTTAAATACAGATATTTATGAAAAAACTAATTTAGTTATTAATGATAATGACACAGCTGTAATAACAGTACTGCTTAAACATTTTTTCAAAGATTTAGGATTATCTCAAAAATATTCTGTTCTTCAAATACAACGTATTTTAGATCAAGACAAAATAATATTTATTGGTCAAACTAAAGATAATATAGATTTTACAGAAACTCATAAAATTTATGGTATCCCAACAAATGCAGAATTACTATCTATTACCAATATTAAAAATATATGCACCATTTCAACACCACACAAAATCGATTGCGTTTTTTACATTACTTTTGATAAAAACATAAGCATACCTCCATTTGTTGAAAAAATGATTAGTAATATTATCCATAAAATATTTATTAGAGTAAAACAATTTATAGAGAATATTGTAATTTAACGTATAGATATAAATGTCTTCTATAAATAAAATTTTTTTTGTGATAAACGTTTTTTCAGTAATATCATTTGAATTCGTTATGTATTTATTATATAATGATTATTCAATTTTTATTGATAGAGTTTGCTATGATCTTGCAAATATGAATATATTATATGTAAAAATATTTCAAGCATTTGCACATAATAATAATTTAATTGATGAAACTACTAATAATAATTTATTGAAATTTACGAATAAGGCGCCTTGGAAATATAATGATATTAATTTTTATAATTTAATTAAAGTATGTGAAAAATATGATATTGTTCTCAGAACCGGTTTTGAAAGACCAATTAATTCTGGAATGATTTCACTTGTATTTAAAGGAAACCGACGAAGTGACAACGAAGATATAATTATTAAAATTAAAAGAGTAAATATAGAAAAGAAATTGTCTCAAGCAATCGTAAACATACAATTTTTTCTAGATTTATTGTCTTATATCCCATTTATTAAAAATTATAATTTAGATGAAATAGTAAATAAAAATATTAATAATATTTTAGAACAGACCAATTTCACAAAAGAAGTAAATAATTTAAAATTAATAAAAAATAATTGTAAAAATTTAGAATATGTTGTTATCCCAGAAGTTTTTGAAGAAGTGACAAATAATTTTCCTGATGTAATTATGATGGAATTTATAAATGGTATTCAAATTAATGAAATTAATAAAGACGATTATGATGGATTTGCCGAGCAAATTATTAAATTTGGAATAGTGACATCACTAATACACGGAGTTACACACGGCGACTTACATAGTGGAAATATATTATTTATTAAAGATAGCAATGACAAAAATTATAAATATAAAATTGGTATTATTGATTTTGGAATAATTACCATAATAGAAGAAAAATATAGACTATCTATGTTTAATATTGTTATTGATTTCTTTTCTTCAAAACCGAATGAAATCGCAAAAAAAATACTACATTCAGGAATTATTGAACCATTAGATACATTAAATAAATTGCCTCCTTGTCATTATAATCAAATTTATAATATAATTACTGAATTAGTACAAGAAGTATTATCAAATTCTAAAACCGCAAATCAACTACAAATATATAAATTTCTGATAACATTTAATAACTACATTAATAGTTATAAATTAGGAGAATTTGGTTTACACATTAATGATGAATTTAGAAAAATACAATTAACAGTTGCGATGTCTCACGGTGTTACTATAACGTTATGTAATGGTAATTTTATTGATGCAGCAGATAAAGTTATAAATGATTTATTACATACGGATTTACTATTAAAATAAATATATCTCACTATATTAATTATCGTATCCCCACGGCCATACATAAACTATTTTTGGTATAACATAGTTTATATAAACATCACCCTTATATAATTTTCTTGATAAAGATATAGAAGTAGGAAAAATAACATCCACTTGTTTTTCATCTCTTAAATATTTTATGGTTGATAACATAGTAGTACCAGAACTTACTAATTCATCTATTAAAATGACATTTTTACCTGATAAGTTATCATCAATTCCTTCACAAACATCATATTCACCATAATTTTGTAAAATGTGTTTTAATATTAAATCACTAATAGCATTTATTGGTTTTTTATCACAATTATAATCGCTTCTCGTCAGTTTAACTTTATAATTTTTTATATTTAATTTTTTAGATATATAATCAGATATAATAGCACCACCTGTTTTAATACCAATGATAGCATCATATTTAACATTGCTATCTTTTATTCTCTCTATTATATGATCCATATATCTTTCAATGTCTTTCCAAGAAACAAATGTTACTTGTTGGATATTAGCATTAGCATATATTGTTAATATTTTCATATAATAAGGTGTTTCCATTTTTTTTTTAATATTTGGCAACATTTGATGATCAACCCAATTCGGTATAGGTACTTCAAGTTTGCTATTTATTTTATTTACAATTAAAACAGCTAATACTATTCCTATGATAAAAACAAATAAAAATGAGGATGTTGAAAGATTTGTTACAGAATAAATCTGACTATAAACAAGACCTAATATAATACCTGAAATCACTTGTCCAACAGTATGCATATTAGAAATAATACGTTGGATGGAAAAAAGAAAAATGAATAATACACAGATTGGTAATGATATAAATTGATACAAATATAATAAAGAAAAGAAAATGGTACTTGTTTCAGCGTGTCCTGATGGCATACCAATACAACTTACACTATTATATAAAGTATTTTTACAGTTATTTAACGGCCTTTTAATGTCATAATGTAAATAATTTTGAGAAAACTGTTTTTCTAATCCATTTTGAATATAATAATGATATAAAAATATAATAAAAATAATTAATATAATCTTTATTTTTTTATTATCTATATTCATTAATTTCATTATAATAAATGATGATATTAATAATTTTACAAATTAGTAATTTGTTTTATCAATTACAACTTCTTTGGCAATCATTTTAATAATTTTATCTTCTTTTTCTAGATCATTATCTCCAGAACCACCCATAGCTTCAATAATCAATTTGTTATAATGGTCTGAATATTTGGATTCACTTTTACCACAATCTGGATATTTTTCTTTAAACTCATATAAAAGTCTTGAGTTTTTATTGGCAATTTTTTTGATAACCTTTCTGAGTTTAACATTTTCTTCATTTTCTTTTTCCCATTTGTCTTCATCTTTTACATATAAAACTTCTCTCTTTGCATCTGTACAATGAATAGGTCGTTTTGTTTCATCTAATGAATTTAATTTTTTAACTATTATATTTGAAATACCATTAACAAAACCTAGTTTACCAACACACTCTAAATCACATAATTGTAATTTTAATGATTCGACAAAATCGGTAATATTCATTGCATCTTTACATGTTTCATTTAAAAATACATTCAAGTTGAACGTTTTATTATTACTATTAACATTATACGAATTAATAGTATTATTCAGTGGTTGTATTTTTTGACATACATCCAATACCATATTTTTAAGTTCAGAATTCTCTTTAATTAAAAGCATAATTAGGTCTTTATTATTCGTGTCAATGTTTTGTGATGATTCTATGGTGTATGTGCATATTTTTTTATGTTTAGATAATCCCTGACTATACTTGTAGTCCTTTCCACATTCACATTTATACAAATCCTCACCATAAATATTATTTTGCTCTTTTTGCTCTTTTTTGGTATCCAAAATGTATCCAAAATGTATCCTTGAATGCTTACCCGTCAAAATATGACGTTCAAAATTATATTTCTTAAAGCATTTGAAGTGACATTTTTCACAAAAATATTGGTTTTGCTCTTTTTGCTCTTTTTGCTCCTTTTTTGTATCCATAATGTATCCATAGATTTTATTCCTATATTGTTTACAAAATTTAATAAAAATTTTATCGTAACAAAATTTATTTTATTTTTTTAATTGTCAGATGCTAATTTTTCACTATGGTCACAAAAACCGGATATTTATTTTTTTTCGGGAAAATGTTTGGACTTTTCGATTTTGGACATTTATAAATGTCCATTTTCGATTTTCCCGTAGACTTTTGGGTTTTTAAAAATAATTTCCAGCATTTTGTTGAACATTTTTAATTTTGAAGGAAAGTCAAACTTTTATTATATATTGAATAAAATTGAAATATATTTTAATTATATACTTAAAATGACATATTACATAAAATAAATAACTATTAAATATGATATTTTATAAAATGAAAACTGACCTTAAAACTATTATTGTTCCCGAATTATTTTACCTATTACCAAAAGCAGTAAAAGATATTGTATATGAATATAATGTTGATCATCGTTCTCAAATGAAAGAGGTATTAAATCAATTAATAACTTATATATTTTGTAAAAATTGTAATGGAATTATATGTCCTTCTATATTAAATAAAGTTAATTGTTGTAGTTCAGAATGTATGTATGAGTTAATGGATGATAGTGATAGATAAACAAATTATTATTTTTAAACACCAACTTGAATAAGTATATTTCTAATTAACTTAAATATAATTATTTTTATTAATAAAATGAAATATATTTTTTTTCTATTAACTCTATTATTTTTACAAATTTTGTCTTTCAAAGAAATTAAACAAAAACTATGTATTAACTGTAAATATTTCATATCAGATAAACATAATAATAATAAATTTGGTAAATGCTCATTATTTATAAAAGAAAATAATAACAGTATTTACGAGTTAGTTAATGGTATTCGCCAAGATGAAGATATTGAATATCATTATTGTTCTGTATCAAGAAAGCTAGAAAATATGTGTGGTATAGAAGGGAAAATGTATAAAAAAAATATAATAAAATTGAAATAAATTAAATACTTAATCAAATATAATATAATGACTATTATATTGGATCAACCAATAATGAATCCTACTTTTATTTTTGTAGATGGTAGTTATTTTTGTTTTTACAGATATTATGCACTTATTAACTGGTGGAAAAATGCATATCCAGATGAAGAGTTATTAAATCCATTACAAAATGAAATATTCGTGCAAAAATTTAAAAAATTATTTATTGAAAATCTCCAACAAATACCTAAAAAATTAAAGATAGATAAGAAAGTAAATCCTATATTAATAGTTGGTAAAGATTGTAAAAGAGAGAACATCTGGAGAAATGCTTTATATCCGCAATATAAAGCTACAAGAGTTTATGATGAGACATTTATGGGCGGACCCTTTTTTAAAATGGCATATGAAGAAGAATTGTTTCAAAAAGGAGGTGCAAAAGCGCTTTTACACCATCCTAAATTAGAAGCCGATGATTGTATTGCAATATCCGTAAAACATCTTATTCATAAGTATCCAAAATGTGAAATATATATAATCACAAGTGATAAAGATTATTTGCAATTACAATCACATAATGTCCATTTATTTAATCTTGCATATAAAAATATTTCTGAAAAAAATGGTATTATATGTGATGCAAAAAAAGAATTAGAGTTAAAAATTATTATGGGCGATATTAGTGATAACATACCATCCATATTTCCGAAATGTGGCCCAAAAACCGCACTAAAATGCATAGAAAATTCAGAATATTTTGCAAGTAAAATGGCAAATAATGAAGAATATTACAAACAATATGAATTAAATAAGAAGCTTGTCTGTTTTGATTGTATCCCTGAAATTTATATAAATGAATTTATGGACTCATTAAAAATAAAAAGCTAAAATATATATTTTACCACAATATATTTCTACTTAAGTTGTTTGCAGAATATGGATTATTTTTCCAATTTCCTCGCATAGATTTTGTTCTTGTTAAATAATTTTTACGCCTTGTTTTATCTTTATGTTTAGTAAAGTCTTCGTAACCTATTTGACCAAAATTAATCCATTTATCATTCTTTTTATCATATATTTTATATTTTTTATCAGGATTTGAAGCAGGATATAGTTTTGCCGTTTTGCCTAAATATTTATATGCCATATGCTGTGCTATTCTAGGATCAGAATATTTAAATAGTTTTTTTGTAAACGCACGTTTTTTATCAGCCATTATATTAAATGAATATAATAAAAGAAAATAATATATTATTATTATAACTATGACTTCTATACCAAATGAATTAAAAATAATAATAAATACAAATGTTCCAGGTTATCAAAAATTATATTATAAACCGGTTATGTCAAATCCAAATATAAATAAAGATGATACTACAGTTCGATTTAATCCATTAGTAAAATTAAATCAAAAGGTAGTAAACAGTATACCTGAGAATTTAAGACAAAAATCATTTTTTAATAGTGGACTATTCGAATCTTTAATACGACATACTAAAGCAGCTCCTGCAAAATCTTTAGTATACGCGACTGATAATGGTTATGTAGATAATAATATTAAAGTAACACTGGATACTATTTTACCTGCTAATAGTATATTGTATATCAACAAACAACCCTATGTAATTGCTGATGTTCAATGGTCAAGAGGAGATTGGAAAATAGATACAAAACAAAAACCACAACAAATAGATAGTAGTAAAATAACGAACCCTTATTTATATTCAGCTGTTGTTAAAGATGAAATAATTAGTGGTGAAAAAGAATTAACTACGTTACCTGGTAATATAATATATGGACCAAATTATGATGGACCAAAAGATATAGTTGCAAGTGGAATTAATAATAACCAAAATAGTCAATCAAAAACCATAAATACTAATACTAATACCAATATAATACCATACCCACCTCAAATAAGTGACAATACTAATACTAATACTAATACCAATATAATACCATACCCACCTCAAATAACTGACAATACCAATACTAATATAGTACCATATCCACCTCAAATAAATGTAGTAGTACCTAAACCAATTCAAGATACAGAAGAAGACAATTCAAATATACCTGAAAAACAACCACTTGCAATAACAGATAAAACTGATACGGAATTAGATTTTCTAGAAGACGAAGAGCCGTCACCAGAAATAAAACTAGAAACTGCCGTGTCTCCTACAAAATTTTTAAGAGAATATTATAATAATAAACAATATTATTTATTATCAAACACAATATTTAAATTTATGGATAAATCTGACCAACATATTTTAAGTAATATATTATTACAAACTACAACAGTAAATGTACAGACAAATACTCAGAATTTGAGTCAATCTGCATATGAACAATCTGTTAAAAGTTTAAGAGTAACAAAAAATAAAGGAAGTGGTGATTGTTTTTTTATATCAGTAGCAGATGCAATTAATTATCATAACTATAGAAATCCAAATGATAAAATTATAAGTGGTATTTATGGTACTAAAAATATTATATTTACTCAAAAATATCTAAGACAAATTGTATCACAGTTCATACTTTCAGATAAAAATAAATATATATATGATACTTTATTAGCAAATGCTAGTATTAATGTTGATGAAATAAATGACGCATTTGAACAACAAATTAAGAATTTCGAAAAAACACAATCTACATCTAACCCTAGTAATGGTATTACTTCAGAACAATATGTAGAAATAGCGGATGCAACATACAATAGCAATGATAATTTTTTGATAAATAAAGTAGAATCTATACCAATAGATATAGATGATTATTACAGACCATTTACTATTATGACACGTAATAAAATTGAAAAATATATAACTAGTTCGGATTATTGGGCAAATGAATTATCTATTTATGCATTATGTGATGAATTGCAAATTAATGTAATACCTATTGAAAAAAATAAATCGAACAATAGATATAATTTACGAATTCCATATGCAAATTTAAATAAAGATACATATAATAATTGGAAGAAATATTTATTTTTATTTTATAATTCTGAAATAGGTCATTATGAATTAATAACTTTTGACTATGAAAATAGAAAAATAAACTTTAAAAATACCAAAATTACGGGGACAAAAATAACTCCTACAAAAAAGATAACTATATTTGATAGAAAAAATAATAATGTAATTCCACCACTATATATTTTACTAACTATTTTTGGAAGTTATTATTATAATTTAAATGATGAAGCTAAAAATAACTTTTCATTATTACCCTCTATTATGAATATAATAAATTCAAGTTTTACAAATTTTTTAAGTAAATATACAGAAGAACATAAAGTTTTGTACACAAAAATTATAAATATTTTCAATTTGTATTTTCCGAATATGAAGGTACAACTGCCCACTAAGTTAGATCAACCGTTAATAACAAATATGACGGACTATTTTGGAGGTGCAAACCCATACAGTAACCAATACGGTAACCAATACGGTAATCAATATAGAAGGCAACCTATGGCGCAAAAAATGGTTAAACCACAACACAAAAAGGAATCAACCCAAATAGCATATTATATAACAATTGATATGGAATTACAATCAGGAACAACATTAACTGAAGAAGATAAGAAAAATATAAAATGTAGAATAAAATGGAATGCTGTTAGAAAAGCATATGCAGAATTTACTGGTCAACCATATACAATAGCACCACTTTATCACAACAAAACAAATAAGGTAAACAATGCAACTACAAATACAAAAACTCAAAAACAGACAAATAGTAAAACATCACAGATGAATAGATACACGAGAAAAAAAAGAATATAAAATTATTATATAATTTGAGTAATACCATTTAATAAAATTAAAAATGTTTAATATATTTTTAATTTTATTTGTCAAAATTATATCTATTAAAATCAAATTTGGTAAATGCTTCCTTCTGAGTTTTTCTTTGTTTCTCTCTTTTTGCTTTTTCTAACACAGCTATAGCTGCGGATATTTCTGTTTCTGATACTGCACCATCTTCATTTGTGTCTAATAATTTATGTAAAATCCTATATTGAGGTGGTACAATGCAGAGCGTACTTTCTTCATTGAACAAATATTCAGATAATATGGTAAAAACAGCAGTTAATCCAAGGGACGTATAAATGTCACGAGTACCCATCCAAGCCATTGCAAAAACTAAAATTTGTTTAGTAACACCCCACTTCATATATTCTTCGGTTGACCTGCTAAATTGAATAGCAATAAATTTTGAACCTACGTTTAGAAGAATCATAATTACACCAGCAAAAAACTTACTATTATTTAAATACATAATATGATGATTAAAAAACCCTAATCCATTTAATAAAGGAGTAAATATATTAGTTTTACCACCTAATTGTTTATCTTCATTTATATTATTATTTTCACTTGTAGTCATTATATTAAAATAACATATTATTAAAATTTTTAAAAAGACTTATATTATTCCAAATTTTCTAAAAAGATTAGATATATTATTTTTTTGTTTTGTATAAAAATTTTCAGAAAATATACGTGCTTTTCTAACATATGGACGATATAATTCTTTTATTTTAGGTGTAAATGATTCTACTGTATGTAACGAATTAAAATATGCAAAAAATAATACAATTAATGAGAAGAATATATAATATGCAAGATATTTCATATATAATAATAGTATATTAAAATTGTGAGTAAGAATCAGAGTATAATCCATTAAATGGTTCTGTATGTATAGATGAGCGTAATGTATTATTTACAGGTATGGTTTTTGATTGTTTTCCTCTTACAATAGTATTTTCAGTACCAATTATATCAAAACCTTCAATACCACCTGTAGATGGTGTGGAAGTGTTTGCATTAGACGATGGTTTAGAAACTAGAGGTATGTTTGTAGAAGATGTAGGAGAACCCGAAGCTTGTTGTATTTTATTTTGAATTGCTGTTCTAATTTTACCACCGTCGTGTTTTTGAGTAGAAGAACTGTTAGTAAACCCCTCAAATCCATTATTATCATTATTGAATAATACTACAGCGAAGAAAACAATTAAAATTCCCAAAAATTTGTTAGTGTAAGCTATTAATATAATAAATAAAATTAAAATTGTTCTTCCTAAAGAAGAATCAAATAAAAAGTTTAATATTTTCGTCTGAGATAATAAAATGACAAGAAGTAATGAGGTAACTACACCCAAATTATTTTTACTAACTAGTTTAAAATTCATTTATATAAATAATCTTATATAATTTTATTTTTGAAAAATAAAATTTAAATTTCAGTCTGTTTAACAAATTATTATCTAAATTTTTATTAAGAATGTCTTTAGCAATGTTTGCTGCCCCATTTAATGATAATTCAAATGTAGAATCAATGATAAGTGAAACCGATAATTTAATACAAAAAAAACGACAAACACATAATAAAACACAAAAAAAATATCCTAAAGAAAACTTTGATACAGAAAAAGTAAATTCTGTTTTAGAAAAAATCCACAACAATTCAAATTCTGATGATGATGAAACGAGTGAAATTGGTAATTTCAACCCACCACCGAAACCTCAGTCATCTGGAGTAAATAAAACAAAAACGACAGAACAAATGATGAATATGTCAAATGATAAAAACGAATTAATGTTTAGAACATTAGGTAGAGCTCCTCAACCAAATTATGATGGTGATGATAATTTGGATTTAAATGATTACAGCAATTATGGTGATAGTAAAACAGCAGAAGATTATTATAAAAAAGTATTACCTGGATATACCCCTAATAGAAATCAAGTAAATAAGCCATACTATAATGTAAGCTATAATCCTGCAGAAGTAAATACTAATAATGATATTTTATTACAAAAATTAAACTATATGATAACATTATTAGAAGAACATCAAGATGAAAAGACAAATAACGTTACAGAAGAAGTAGTTTTGTATTCTTTTTTAGGTATATTTATAATTTTTGTTGTTGATTCTTTTGTAAGAGTCGGAAAATATGTACGTTAATATATTTAATTACTCTAAAAATAAATATATTAAAACTATTTAAACCATTATCACTAGATAGATGTAGTAATAAGAAATGATGAAATATATTATAATTCATAATAAGCACGAAGGATGTTATGATTTTCAATTTTATGAAGATGAAGCATCCAGAATGAGATTAACATCTATAACAATAAATCCGCCAAAAATTTTTCTGTTTTCTAATAAAGAACAGGCATTTGAATTTTTTAATGAATATATAAATGATGTAGATGTAATAGATGCAAGATGTAAAAATGGTGATGAAGTAGAACATATAGATTATTGTACGTGTGGAATTATTGAATTAGATGAAGATGAAAACCCAATATTATTCTATAATAAAAGAAACCAGATATTTTTAATGGAAGATGGACCCCAGATATTTTTGCCACCTCAGGAATTAAAAAATGATATTGGTAATTTAAATCTTACAAATAGATTGATGCGAAGATGTAAAAGTTTAGGTAAAGAACAGAGGCAGAGATATATCGAATTAGGAAAAATTTGTCAAGAATGTGAAGCATCATCATCTACAAAAGCAGAAAGTTAAATTTGTAAAATAATATATATAATAAATTTTTAGTTAATAATTAAAACATTTTGAGGTTTGAATGTATTATACGCAAAATTGTAAAAAAAATAGGCAGTTGGACTAATGATAACCGGTTTATTTTTTAATAACAAATTATTAATAATTATATTATTATGTGAAATATTTTCAATTGCAGCAAATCCGAAATAATTATCAGCTGCTGTTTTCCAAAAACTTATTTTAAATCCACGAATAAAAATATTATCTTCACAATCATTAATGGATGCAAAACAAGAAAGTACTTCCATATTTTTATCATAATGTATACAGGTTTTTCTATAAAAATATGCGCATACTAATTTATCATCAACAATAATTACATAAACAAAAATATTTTTGCTCTTAATAAGCTCAATAATATTTGTGTATTCCGTATTTATTATAATATCAAATTTATTATTGTTTGAATTTATAAAATCAGATAAAAAATGAAAATTTTGTTCATTAATTTCAAGCAACTTATACATAGCATCCAAGTTTATTGGTTTTGACCATTTATTAACCGAAAAACCATAAGTAGAATAAACACATAAAGGTACAATACCTGTTAGATTATTTTCTCTCTTGAACAATGAAACAACAATGTTTTTGTTGAGATAGCTTTGATTATAATGATGTGTTTGAATAATTTGTGGTGCGGTTCCCTTTTTACGAAATTTTTTATCAACACATAAGTAATCAACATAATATGCATCAAACATAGCATCTTTATTACCATTATTAATTTTAATATGTACAGGACGGGTAGTCATAATACCAATTATTTTAGTATCCGTTACAATATTATTTTTTGAATCTATCATAACATTATCTTCATTATAGAATGATATAAATGATTTTGAGTTATGATTTTGAAAATATGGATTTATATTTTCCAGTTGAGGAGAGAAAATATTGTTTTTATTTTGTAAATAATTGTATTTTATTAAATTCACAAATTTAGTTAGTTTTATTGATGAAATCTCAGAATATAAGAAAGTTTCTATATTTTTAAAGTTAGTATATTTGTTTTTTTCTGGTAAATGATGGTTAATAATTCCAGGAGGGTAAAACATATAATTAATATTATATGCGTGGTAAACTGGTTGATTCATCCAAAACCCATAATTCCATTTTATATATAAATAAATTAAAAATACTATTAATACTATAAAAAATAATATATATGATAAATATTCAATCATAATATTATTGATTTAATAAATATTTAATTACAACTTATTATTTTTTAAGCAGGTTTAACAAATATATATACATATTGGTTACTATAAGAGCATTTCATCAGATCAATTTTGCCTTGGATAATAAATCCACATTCTTGTGCAATTGTTGTAATAGTACTAATATCATCCATATACAATTTTTGTTGCTGTTTACGTAGACCACCATCATTAAACTTAAATTTCTCATCAAATGTTGCAATATTGTTATTAATATCCAAATTAAAATTAGAATTATATACAAAATCATTAAATGTCACTTTTGTTTTAGTAATTCTCTCTTTTGCATATTTCTGAGGCGATACTATATATAGTGGATTACCAGGTGGTAATATAGGGTCAAATTTCTCTCTATCAACTAAATGAACAAATAAATACCCCCCTGGCATTAACCAATCCATACAATTATCGAAAAATTTTCGTTTATCATTAAAATAATAAATCGTAAAATATAAGCAGAGAATATGAGTAACAGAGTTATATTTAAATTGATTGCTATCTAAAGCATCACCAACTTGAAAATTATTATCAGGAAAGTTACTTTTTGCTTTACTAATCATGGATGGTGATATATCAATACCTAATACATTTAGATTTTTTTTAGATAATGTAGATACGTGATGACCTGTACCACAGCCCACATCCACAATAACACTAGTCGAATCAGGATTAGAATTATTTATTATAGAACCAATTTCATAATCATTTTTAACATTATTAAAGACTAAATAATCATAAATATCACTATAAAAATCATCATACACGGCGGTTCCTTGTTTAAATAAAAACTTTTCATTTTGTACAAAACCTTCTTTTGATGGAGTTATTGATTTAAAAAATACTATTAACATCAATAAAATAGCAATAAACACTAAAATTTTACCGAAATTAGACATTTTATTATAAATACTTGTTATTGATTTTAATGATTTCATCTATATGTATTGTTGTTATTTTTTTTGTATATTTTTTAATATATGTCAGATACAGAAATAAATGATATAAGAAGTAGTTCTGAATTCAAAGGTATAACATTTTCAAAATTTAAAAAAACAGACGTTAAAAAAGAATTGCTAAATAGTTTAATAAATTCAAAAATAGAACCAGCTTGTTATTGGAGTGCTGAATTAATATGTTCGAGTCATTATAGTGACATATGGGAAATTATATTATTTTTTTATAGTAAATATATACATTTAGGGAATCCTAAAATAGCAATTTATTTAGAACTAAGAATTAACAACTTTAAAGAAATAGTAAATAATGGTTATGTTAATAATGAATTATCAATGAGAAATAATGATAAGATACGTAGGTTATTTTGTGAAATAATGTGTGTTTTATGCGATGCGAAAAGAAAACATAGTTTTGACAATATTAAAATTAAAAAAGAAGATTTTGATATGACACAAATGACAGATAGATTTAAAGCACCATCTAGAAAATATGCAGAAGAGATATTTATGACAGATGACCCAAAAGAATTATTCGTAGCAATAAACGAATTTGCATATAATATTTCTCAAGATGGTAAAAATATAATTAGTGCGTGTTATTGGATAGAGTGGATTATGGAGTTTGAAACATTATGTAAAAATAAAAATGAAAAAATAAAATGTGAGAGAAGGAGCAATATACCAGTTGAAAGTAAAAATCAAATGGATATTATATGGATAGTATGGGATTTATTTTTAAAAGAAGCAGTTAAAAGATCAAAAATTATAAAAAAAATTATAGATGCTTTATTAAGTTTATTTACATTAAAATATACTACGGGATGTCATAAAAGAAGAAAATATATATTATATTTTGTTGTTTCTTTATTATGTGAGAATATAGCGTTAGAAGAAGATATTATAAGAAAAACCCAACAAGAAATTTTTACGAATGTCATCCGGAAAATAGATTTAGTTTATAAACAAATAAAAAAAAATGAACAATCTCCAGGAACAGAATATTTATTTAAAGACGTTAAAATAAGTAATTTAGAGAAAACAATTGAAAAATTAGAGAAAATGAATTCATTTGGGGAAACATTTATACCAAGAATATAATTATTATAATTATATAATATAAAATGACCAAGACACAACGAAATAAATCAACTAGTACTACGCGTAGAAATATGAATACAGATAGATATTCTGCATCTATCCTTCTTAAAAACTTTCAGAGAGAAGTTACTATGGTATTTTTACAGGTACTTTTAATGATAAAACTATATCATTGGAAAACATATAGTTATGCAACACATAAAGCAACAGATGAGTTATATGGAAAACTAAACGAACATATGGACCGTTTTGTTGAAATACTCTTAGGTAAAACAGAAAAAAGAACAGATTTTATGAATGTAAAATCAATAAAGTTAATTGATTTGGATTCACCTGATAAATTAAAAGTGAAAATTGATAGTTTTAAAGGTTATTTAGTAAATCTTAACAACAATAAAGCTATGAAACTAATGGGTAATATGGATTTATTGACTGTACGTGATGAAATATTAGGTGATTTAAATCAATTCTTATATTTATTAACATTCAAATAATGTGCGAATTTATAATAAAAATTAATATATTTATTTTTATTATAATGGATAATTCAAATATATCAAATTCAATTTTGCCTTCTAGTAATGCAACATTAGATAGTAGTGTTTCTACTACTTCATCTTCTGGAACTGGTGAAGGTTTTATTGGTTTTATACAAAATATTAGTGCAACAACTTGGGTTATTATCATATTAATTTTTGCTTTTTTAGGATTTAATATTTTTGTATATTTAGCAAAAGGCACACAAGATATAGCTAATTTTTTCGGTCCATTTTTTGAAAAAGTATTTGGAGTCACATTATTAGCAACTGGAAAAGTGGTAGATGTCACAGCAGAAGGTGCAAAAGCAGTTGTAAATACTACTGCAGGAGTCTTAGATACTGGATTAACTGCTGTACAAAATATAACACCTGATGGAAGTAAAAGTAGTATTTCATCTCAATCTGTTCAAAGTACGGTATCACAGCCAGATATAATGGCTAATAATAGTTTAAATAAAGTTTTAAATACACATCAAATAGAGCAACAAGGACAAGACTATCAAGCAAACGAGGCTTCAAGTTCAGTGCATTTAGCTGGTGGTAAAGGTGGTTGGTGTTATATTGGTGAAGATAGAGGATTTAGAAGTTGTGCAGAAGTAAGTGGAAGTGATCAATGTATGTCAGGAGATATATTTCCAAGTAAAGACATATGTGTAAATCCTAGTTTAAGATCATAAATAAAAAATTATAAATAAAATATAATTATTTAACTATTTGTCACTGTATTAGATGCATCTGATTCAATAGTATTACTCAATGATTTAATATAAAACGTATATACTCCACTAACAAAACCTATAGTAGTTGTGTTTTCTGTATAAGCCACATTTTTAACTAATTTATCATTTTGATAAATATTATAACTAGAAATTGGTAGACAAACATTATTTATAGCAGTCCAAGACAATATAATAGAGATGTTAGTAAACGATTCTAATGTTAAAATAGGTGGTACTGGTTTTGCTGCACTTATAAAACCTTTATACCCTTGTGGCCATTTACTTCCACTATTAGACATTGTATAAAGGGCTTTAGGTGTCCACGTTTGAAGTTTAGGATTCCAGCATAAATCGATAATGCGACCTGGAACATCTGAACAATAAGTAGGAAAACATTGTTGGTTATAAAAGGTTTTAATAACTTCATCAGTACAAGGATTAGCTATTATAGTACCAACCAACGTACCACCATCTTGTATTGTTGTAGTTGAACAATTATTAGGATTAGGTAAACCATACTGAAACGGTCCTGAAATATTATTAGGTAATCCAACTATTTCATTAGGGAAAGAAATTGGTGTTGAATTAATTCGTTTTAGTCCAAGTGTATTAGGATTACTATAAGTTTGTGTCTGTGTAGCAAATACTTTTGTTCTATTGCACCATAATCCTTTAGAAATTTGAGAGTACTTTTGTTTTTTTGTTAAATTAGAACTATTATTTCTATACTGTAAAATGTTACCCTTATATAATTGTTTATCTTTAAAGTAGGCTTGTGCAGGAGATAATGTTTTGTTTATTAAAGGTTGATATATAGAATTATAGGAACTATCCAAAGTATATGTACAATTATTTTGGACTCTAGACCATACTCTTGGAGGTATAGGTTTGTAATATGTGTTAGACATTTATATATTATTTATTTATAAATTATAATAAATAATATAGTTTGCATCGAATATTATAAAACCGTATGATTTAATAATCAAGTGCAGGGTTAAATTCACTTCCGGTACCATAAAAGAACCATCTCATTGATAGGTAATCAAACATCTTATCATTCATTCCTGTACTACCAATCATACGTGTATTAGGTCCATTAGCGGCTATTTTTTGAATAGCAGCAGTTCCTAAAGCATAATTATAATACCATAAATTGGAAATATATCCATCAAAACCACCATTCATAGCAACATATACATCGCCATAATTTTGTTTAGGTACTCCAGATAAATTAAGACTTCTGGATATAGTTCCATTTGTATAAACGTTTAATGTACTTCCTTGACATCTAATAATCACATTGAACCATTTATTTAATGGTATATCTGGTATTACAATTTCTTCATTAATTACATTAAATGTATTCATAATTAATACAAGTGCATTTGTATCAGGTGCAATATATAATCCAGGTGCATTGTTCGGTTGAATTAATCCATTACTTTGTAATTGACTATTACCTTTACTAAATATATGCTTATAAATTCCAGAATTTGTTTGTAAATTATTAACAAATATCCAAATAGACCACGTAAACTCTAAACCATCTCTTCCATCAACTGATCTATAGATTGTAACAGCTCCATTACTACTTGGGTCTTGAGGAAAAATAACCATTTGTTGTGCATCAATCATACCATCGATTAAATGAGGTGATGGATTCGGTTTCATTAACCAAGTTAATAGTGAGATACCTGCCCTCAATAATATAACAAAACCAATAATTACTAATAAAAGAAAAGCAAACTTTGCTACTAAACTATTAGATTCTAAAAATTCTCTAGTTCCAAAATTTCCTCTACCACTTGTTGAAAATGAATTAAATGGACTGTTATCGCTCATTATATATATTAATTAAATAAGAAAATTTAATAAAAGTAATATTAAATAGTTACAGTACCTTGACTTGTTCCATTTTCTACTAAAGAAATTTGAAGTTGATAACTATTTAGATTTGCCCAACTAGTTGGTCCTCTAGTGTATATATTCCAAGCTTCTTGAGGATTCATTGAGTTAGGCCAGTATTGGAACCTAGATGTCCAGCCGTCAAAACCACCTGCAGGTGTCACAAAAATATTAGAGTTGTTATTAACTGATGCGATACCAGGTAACAAACATGTTCTAACTAATTTACCATCAATATACACATCCAAAGAACGTCCATAAGTACTAATAATTAAATTAACCCATTTTTGTATTGGAACATTGGATACATTACAAGTATGAACCACAGTATTACCTCCTGGAGTAGTAGGTTCTTGGTCAATTCCTGGATAACATCCTAAAGATATAGCTAAATTATTCTCAATAGGTGTTAGAACAACTGCTGGGCAAGGGTCTAATCCGCTTACTCCTTGGATAGAACCATCACCTGACGGACTTTTAGCTCCCATTCTTCCAAAAATTACTTTCGGTTCACCGTAACGATAGTTCCAGTCATTTACATAAAACCATACAGAATATGAAAAGTTACTTGAAGCCACGTCAGTACCATTTGTTGCTAAATCAGAACCTTGGATAGTGGATGAGGTTTGACCATTTTGAAGTTGTTGTAATGTATATGGGTCATAAAACATATATCGTATCAACATTATAATCAAAACAATAATTACTATTGTAATCACAATACTTAAAACACTCATTGTATAATATAGATTTAGAAATTTTCTAGTTAATTTAGTTAATTATAATTTATTTGTTTATATAAAAACTCTTAAACATTGTTAAAGATTTACGAATAATTAAATCATACTATTTGTTTTGTAGAATTTCCTAATGTTGCTATATTATTTTTTAAAATGGTTGTATTAGAATCATTTGTAACAGGCGGTACTTTCCCTTTTGCTGTATTATAAATATAATATATATTGGAAGATGTTAAAGCAGTTCTAAAATACACAACATTACATATTCCACCCTTAATACCATTATTTTCTCCTATAGTGAAATTATCAAGAGTGTAATATGGTACAACACCTATTTCAGATTTCACTAATTCTCCATTTAAAAATATATCTAAAATACCTCCATTGTAATTAATAATAAAATTATTCCATTTTTGTAGAGGTGTATTTGTATTTTTATAAATAATTCTATTACCATTATCATCAAAATCTGTAAGGTTATTGTTTGTATTTACTTGTAAATCTTTTTGTTGCATAGTAATCATTAAAGTATTCGTTTTTGCATTATATAATATATTTGGCTTATTTCCAAAATTTAATAAAGTAGTGTATTTCTCAGAGGAAGGATTTACATTAGGACCTGCTGCATCTAAGAAAATCCAAGACGATATAGCATATTGATAATCAAAATTGTCGTTACCGTTTAATTCTTCATATGTTCCTAATCCATATTGTGAATCTGTATAAACTGGCTTATTTACCAATTGTTTACCACCTTGTAAATTTATCATATTAAATACAGAAGGCATATTAAAATAAATTACAATTAATACAATTGCAAATAATAACATTAAAAGGGAACCTGTGGTTGTCGAACTATATTCTTGTGATATACCTTTACCAGCATATTCAAATAAATTACCAAATAAACAAGGTAGATAAAATATTAAATTCAGAATTACATCAAAAAACCCGGATTTTTTGGAATTTCCATTTGGTAGTTTAACATTAATAATATTATAAATAAGTGCTAGAAAAATGAGAACAAGTATAATATTTAGTATAAAACTAATAATACTTGATTGACTAGAAAGATTTTGAATATTATAAACAATCCAAAAAATTAGTAGTCCTGATATAACTATACCAAATAAAGCCATCAATGATTTTTTGAATAGACTCATTCGATTAATTTCCATTTTTTTATTCATATTGATAATATTATCTGTTAATTCTGGAAATAAATTTCCAGCCAGTAACATAGACCATAGAATGCAAACTAGAAGCAATATTATCATTACTCCTGCTGATGTTGCTTTATCATTAAAAAAACCTCCTGGATATGTTGCAATAGTGATTGTGACAAAAATGATAAATACTACAAATAGTAAACTACCATAAACAGAAAAACTTGAGAAATTTTGTAAAAAATTGCTATATTTTTTATTTCCTTTAAATAAACTGATGTCTTTTTCAGGTAATGTTAGTACAATTACTAAATACAAAAATGCAAATACTGCGGTAATGATGGTTATAAGTAAAGTATAACCAAAATATTGAGATATATATCCTCCAGGGTCAGTATTATAATAGGTTATATATATAGTAATTAAACAAAACATTAATATAATAGATTTAATTCTTTCATAATTGACATCAAATTCGCTAATATACTTAGCAGCAAGACATTTGTAAAATGAAAAAACACCAATAACAATTGTAAGTGGTGTTATAATGTAAGCATATTTATTTAAAGTATCACTTGGCATTAATGTAAATAATAATATTAAAAAGACTGTGTATATAATTACGTAAGTAACACTACTAATTTGCTGAAATAATCCCCTTACATCTTTATAACTAGGCAAAAGAGAAACACATAGAATAAGAATAATCAAAGTTATAAATAAAATAATAAAGATATCATTAATTATTTTTTCTTGTGATTGACTAGGAGATTTCGTATTAGCAAACTTCACTTTAAATAGAAGGACAAATAATACTATGATTAAAATGATAATTAATGCTAGAAAAGGATAAAAAATACTAGGCATTTTAAATTTTACAAATAAATCTGAACTGTCAACCCTATCACTATTTATTGTATTCATATTTGTTTTATCCATATATTATAATACTACAATATTATTTCATAAAGAATATTCATACTTAACAATTATTACTTATAATTCTTAATTAACTTAAAGACGATTATGTTTGTCAATAAATTTACATATTTTCACTTGCAGTTTTTTTACCGTGACAATTTCGACATAATGCGATTAAATTTTGTACGTCGTTACCTCCACCGTACTCTAAGCGTATCCTATGGTCTATTTCAAATGTATGGTCTAATTGTGATTTGCAATGACCACATTTCCAATCTTGATTTGCTGCAACATATTTCTTTTTAGTCTCACTTACAGAACGTTTAGTTCCATTTTTTCCAGAATTTAATATTCTTTTATCTTCATTAGAAAATCCTGAAGGAAATTTATTTGTATTAATATCATTTAATGATTCCATAAAACTTTGATTATCATTTTTAGATGTAAAATCAATAATAGGACTCAACATATCCATTGATGACTTGTCTATTGGCATAAATTTAACAACATTATTTGCATATAATAACATATTTCTACCTTGACTTGGATTTCTTTTTAATAATAAATATATACCTATACCTAAAAGGACGTAAAATATCATTTTATAATATTTTTTAAAAGACATTAACATTTTTGTATATTTTCCATCACTATATGCATTATAAACAAAAAAAGCTGTTAATCCCAATACAAATATCTCTAGTCTCATATATATTATTTAATAATAATATATATTATCTACGATGCAAAAACCAACAATGTAATTTATTTGTTCATTGGTTTCATTGGTGGCATTTTTTTATTGGTAAAATATTCTTTACCAAACGAGCCTTGTAATTGTAGTTGATTTAAAATACTTTTTTGATCCTTAGTCAATTTCATAATTCCTATTACAGCTAATAACATAAAAATATATGGTAATAAAACTAAAAACCAAGAAAGTGATTCATAACCTTTCTTACATAACCATCCTAAAATATATGTCCAAATAAACGCAAATACAAGTTTAAAAAAGACAGCTAAAAGTGTTACTTTACTTAATAAAGCAACCACAGATGAAATAATAGCAATTACAAAATACAATCTTGCTGGGGTGCAAAGTTTTGAAAATTCTTTGTTCAACATTTATATAGTATTGTTATATTTTATTTTTTATTTTTTTAATTTTGCAGATAACAATAAAAGGTTTTTAAATTTTCTAGTTTTTGACTTGGGTATTTTTTTAAATGATACTTTGGATATGTTTTTTACTATTTTTTTTCTATTACTAATTTTAATATTTTTATTTTTTATTTTTATGCCACTTGCTGATGAATTATCTAAATTATTATATTTTATACTACTTTTTATTAAATTACCTAGGTTTTGCAGATTTTCAAATATATTTTCTTTATTTATTTTTTCGTTACCTCTAGTATATAAACTAATAAATAATGTTTTAACATTATCAAAAATTTCAATTTCATTTGGCACTAACTTATTATAGTTATTATAGAATATTTCCAAATAAGGAAAATAACAAGCACAAAAACCCCATACATCTACATTTTCTATAAATACATTATCTAAATATTCGCGCAAATTTAAAGAACCATCTTTACGAAATTTTGTATATTGAATCAATATATCGACAATATAATCCGTAATATAAACAAGTGTAAAATCATTTTCTATAATTTGTTTTTTGTCCTCTTCTTTTAATGTCGTTAGTTCGTTACTATATAATATGTAAATAATTTCATTTATAATTTTATAATGTCCACTTCCTCTCTCTTGTATCCAAAAATGAAGATAATTTATAACGAATGGTTTTAAACTAGTTTTGTCTATTTTTCCTCCATTTTTAATATATTCTGTATATTTATATACAAATGCATCTGAAAAAATTATCACTGAAAATGGTACATTATATTGTAGTGGTCTATTTCTCCAAGTCTTTGGAAATGGTTCATTTTTAAATGGTTTATATTCTGTTGACAAACCCCAATCAATTAAACGTGTAACTAATTTTTTTTGTGATTCTTCTTCTACTAATATATTGGAATCTTTAATATCACAATGATATATATATTTTTTATTCATAGGTATTATACCATTTTTAAATAAATCTATTAATGAATCATTAACTCGATATAATTTATCAAAGGATCCATCATCATAAATAAAATCATCCACTGGTTTGCCACCATTTGGCATATTGATAGTCAATAATTTATTTAAATTATTATTTATATTTTGTTTTGTAATTTTATCTTTAGGTAATGCTTTACATTTTTTATTAAAATCGGTTAAATCACTAGATGATAATTTTGCTGGTTTACAAATAGTAATATCATTTAATAAGAAATAATCACTATAGTTTGGTATATCTTTTACTATTTCTTTAAATTTCGTTATCTCTTCATATTCTTTTTTTGCGTGTTTTTCTGTCATTAATTTACTAATTTTTCCGATTTGCCTTTTTGATGACCCATCACACTGTAATGCAGGAGAAAATACACATCCATAACCACCTGAAGCAATTGCTTTTCCTCCTATTGTTTTATTTATTTTGTGTACCATATATATATTATATACATAATATTTGTTTTTACTTATCATATAAGTAGTATATCACTCCTATAATAGCAGAAATAGTCAAACAATATATAACTTTCTCTCTAATTTTATAATATTCAACCATTTTTACATCTTGAGATTTATATTGTTCATAGTACTTTATAAAAAAATCATTTAAGGATACTTCTGGAATTTCTAATTTCTGATTAATTTTATTATGTATAAAATGAATCCAACGAATAAAAGAATCACGATTATCTAAATATGGTGCAATTGGATACTTGTCAATCAATTTACTAAATTCACCAGAAATTATTTCTACAGGTAAAAATAATGGTAAGTTTTGAATAAACTCGTAATATTTTTTCTTTGTTATAGTATTCGGATGATGTGGGTATGTCATTGCCATTGTATGTAAAAAAAACCAATAATGAGGTCCCCAAACTTTAGGATCTAAATAAACATTTGACATTAATATGACAACTTAAAATATTTATAGAATTATAACTTCAAATTCTCATAATTTACTCATTTTATTTATAAGCATATTTAGGTACAGTTATGAATTGGTAAATACATTCAGACGGTGTAGTTGAATGTTGCTTACAGTAATTAAACATTCTAGTGGAGGATGCACTACCTTTTGTATTTCCTAAATTTATAGAGACTCCTGCAATGTTCTGATTTCCTCCAAGACGTTTTTGATATAATCCTAAGTTAAATAAATGTGGCATTCTTGTTTACATTTATAAAATAATAAAAAATTTGTTAAAATAATTTATTAAAATTTATAAGAATAATTATTTAAACGTATATAAATATGTTAAATAAGCTATAATGAATAAAAATATAAATTTATGTAATAATTGTGGTAAACAGGGTCATTTATTTCATCAATGTAAATTAGCAATTACAAGTTATGGTATCATAGTTTTTAGGTCTAGTGCAGAAGGCTTACAATATCTTATGATACGTCGAAAGGATAGTTTTGGTTATATTGACCTTATAAGAGGTAAGTATTCTCCTTACAATATTTATCAAATTCAAAATATTGTAAATGAAATGTCTATAATAGAAAAAGAAAGAATTTTGAATGAATCATTTGATAATTTATGGAAGAAAATGTGGGGAGAATGTGTAAATAGTCAATATAAAAATGAAGAACAAACTTCAGCAAAAAAAATGGATTTAATTAAAAATGGTATACTAGTAAACGATGAGTTAATTACTTTGAAAGATATTGTAAACAATAGTAATACAAACTGGTTAGAAACTGAATGGGAATTTCCTAAAGGGAGACGAAATCATAAAGAAAAAGATTTAGAATGCGCATTGAGAGAATTTGAAGAGGAGACAGGAATTTCTCAACAAAAAATAACAATAGTTGAAAATTTGTTACCTTTTGAAGAAATATTTATTGGAACAAATCATAAGTCTTATAAACATAAATATTTTTTGGCATATATGAATGAAATTGAAAATTATATGGAAAATTTTCAAGTAACTGAGGTAAGTAAGTTAGAGTGGAAAAACATAAACGAATGTTTAGAATCAATAAGACCTTATAATTTAGAAAAAAAGAATTTAATAAACAATATTAATAAAGTATTACAAGAATATAGATTATATTCATAATATATAGTATTATGACAGAAACCCCTGATAAAAAGAAAAAATTAATTATACAATCTTCAGATGACTCTAAATCCAGTATAGCCTCAGAAAAAACACCATCAAATTCTACGCAAGTTTCAAGTAAACAAATGACACAAACTGAAGTAGCAACTCCAACCGAAGTAGCAACTCCAACCGAACTAGCTCTACCAAGTGTAACACAAACCGAAGTAGCAACTCCAACCGAAGTAGCTTTACCAAGTGTAACCCAAACTGAAGTAGCAACTCTAACCGAAGTAGCTTTACCAAGTCTAACACAAACTGAAGTAGCAACTCCAACCGAAGTAGCTTTACCAAGTCTAACACAAACTGAAGTAGCAACTCCAACCGAAGTAGCTTTACCAAGTCTAACACAAACTGAAGTAGCTTTACCAACTGTAACACAAACTGAAGTAGCATCTCTTACCAAAACTTTAACAGATAGTTCTATTGATAATATTAAACCTGATTCAAAAACACGTAATGAAATATCAAAAATAGACCGTAGTTTAGAAAATGATTTTAATAAGATTGATTGTAACGAAGAAAAATTATATTCTAATGAATGTAATAAATTTCTGTTAAAGAGAGAAATTCTGGAAAGTGATGCACTAGATAATAACCCAAATGCTAACCTTTATTTATACCCTAATTTAAGTGATACAAATTTCAACATAAAAATCGCATCAAAAAAAGAATTCAATGATACAAAATATGATGGTACAATTCACGAAAATATTAAAGAACAAGCAGACATTTTAGCAAAGGCAGATTTTGAATTACAACCTCATCAAGCATTTGTTAAAAACTTTTTATCTTTTCAAACACCTTATAGTAGTTTATTATTATATCACGGATTAGGTACTGGTAAAACGTGTAGTGCAATTGGTGTATGCGAAGAAATGCGAGACTATATGAAGCAAATGGGAATAACAAAAAGGATTATGATTGTTGCATCAGAAAATGTTCAAGATAATTTTAAATCACAATTATTTGACGAGAGAAAATTAAAATTAGTAGATGGTATTTGGAATATACGAGCTTGTACAGGTAATAAATTATTGAAAGAAATTAATCCAATGAGTATGAAAGGCATTCCAAAAGAAAAAATCATTAGCCAAATTAAAAATTTAATAAATTCGTATTACATATTTTTGGGTTATGGTCAATTCGCAAATTATATTATTAAAACAATGAACTATGATGAAGAATTAGAGAGAGAAAGATTTAAACGAACGACTGAAAAAGCTAATACAAAAACTCAAACAAAAATACAAATGCTTAAGGATGTAAAAATATCTTTAAATAAGAGAATTATGAATAAATTGCGCAAAGAATTTAATAACAGACTGATTGTCATTGATGAGGTTCATAATATACGTAAGACAGACGATAATGAAAACAAAAAAGTAGCAATAAATTTAGAATATTTGGTTAAATCAGCAGAAAACTTGCGTTTACTTCTTCTCTCTGCAACTCCAATGTATAACAGTTATAAAGAAATAGTATGGTTATTAAATTTAATGAATACTAATGATAGACGAAGTAGAATTGAAACTAGAGATATATTTGATAAAGCAGGTAATTTTAAAAAATCAGGTGAAGAGTTACTTATAAGAAAAGCTACTGGATATATTTCGTTTGTGAGAGGTGAGAATCCATATACATTTCCTTTTCGAATTTATCCTGATAATTTTGCCAAAAACAATACATTTGAAGTAATTAAATATCCATCCTATCAAATGAATTTAAAGAAAATTCAACACGAAGATAAAAAACGAATATTAAATTTGTACTTAAATACAATTGGTAATTGTAATAATTGTGGTAAATGTCAATACTGTGTATATAAATATATCATTTATAATTTAAGAAATAAAAAGTTTACTATAACCACAAAAACTGGCATTGTTAGAGATATGCCTAGTTTTGAAAATATGGAGTCTTTTGGTTATACATTATTGCAGACACCATTAGAATCACTTATAATATCTTATCCTATTGATGGATTAAAAGAACATTTATCAGAAATAAGAGAAGAAACATATTCTAATGAATTGTCTCCTAGTTTTTCAGAATCGTCAGTTTTATCAGATGACGAAGAAGAGGAACAACAAGAGAAAGAAGAGGAAGAAGAGGAAGAAGAGGAAAATAAAGAGGAGAAAAAACCAAAACAACTTATCATTGAAAATAGCAGTAGCGAAACAGATAAAAAAGATAAAACAGACAAATATACTTTTGGTGGCGACAATTCATCATCATCAAGCAGACAAGTATTTACACAAATAGATCCACATTTATTGACTGGTAAACAAGGTTTAGAGAGAATGATGAATTATATTGATGAAAAAACACCACCAAAAAAAGGTGATTTTGAATACAAGAAATCAACTCTTGAAAAATATGGTAAGATTTTCTCTCAAAAACTTATCGGAACCTATAGTTCAAAAATAAAATCTGTTCTAGATAATATATTAAATCCACAAAATAATAAGACTTGTGAAGGTATTCTTTTAATTTATTCACAATATATTGATAGTGGATTAATACCTATGGCTCTTGCTCTTGAAGAAATGGGATTTACACGATATGGGGATAATGTTAAACCTTTATTTAAGAATAAACCCACTGAAACCGTAGATGCCCGTACAATGAAACCTCCAACAGATAAAAAGAATTTTATGCCAGCACGTTATGCATTAATTACTGGTGACCCACGTTTATCGCCAAATAATGATTTTGAAGTAAAAGGTTTAACTAATGAAGATAATAAAGATGGTAACAAAGTAAAAGTAGTTCTTATATCAAAAGCAGGTTCAGAAGGGATAGATTTAAAATTTATTCGTCAAGTCCACATTTTAGAACCGTGGTATAATATGAATCGTATTGAACAAATTGTAGGGCGCGCTGTTCGTAATTTCTCGCATAAAGATCTTCCTTTTGAAAAACGAAATGTAGAGATTTTTATGTACGCAACAATTATAGACGATAATAAAGAAGAAGCAGCTGACTTATATGTATATCGTGTAGCAGAATATAAAGCAATACAAATTGGAAAAGTTACTCGCGTACTAAAAGAAACTTCTGTAGATTGCATTATAAATCACGACCAAACAAATTTTACACAAGAAATAATGACAGCAAGCTTAAAAGAACCAATTACACAAGAACTATCAAACGGAGTTATTTTACATAATTTTAAGATAGGTGATGCACCATTTTCTCCTGTTTGTGATTATATGGCTACGTGTGATTATTCTTGTAGACCTGATAAAAAAATAGATTTAAATAATTTAAATGAAGATACATATAATGAAAATTTTATTGTAATGAATTCAGAAAAAATATTACAACGCATTAGAATGTTAATGAAAGAAAGTTTTTTTTACAAAAAAGATGTATTATTAAGAGCGATTCGTACTCCTAATGAATATCCATATATACAAATATATTCTGCGTTAACACAATTGATAGAAGATAATAATGAATTTATAACAGATAAATATGGAAGAAATGGACGATTAGTAAATATTGGTGAATATTATTTATTTCAACCAGTTGAACTTAAAGATAAAAATATATCTATTTTTGATAGGTCTGTACCAATTGATTACAAACATTCTATGATTAATTTTGAAATAAAACAAAATATAGTTAAACCAGTAATTGACACTAGAAATATGGATAAATTTATTGTAGAAGAAGAAGATAACGAAACAGCAAATTTAGAGGGGAAAAGTTTAATTAAAGAAATGATTGTTAATTATGATATTAGTCGTGAATTTACTAAACAATCACGTGTACCAAGAGGAGATGATAACTGGTATAAACATTGTGGTATTGTAATGAGGAAAATGGCTAAGGATTACCCTGAGTCTAGTAAATATTTGATAGACTTTTTAGTAGCACATATGATTGAATTATTATTATTTGATGAAAAAATATCAGTTATGAATTATTTATATTCATTAGAACATATAGAAAATAGTTCATTTGAATGGTTTGCCAAAGACTACTTTGAGAGAAAAAGTATTAAAACTAAGAATTTCGACGCAATGATTTTATACAAACTTAATAAACGAATGATTATGATATTAAATGAAAACAATAAATGGATAGAAGCAACACCTGAAGACCAGTTGGAAATTGCAAATGCGAAAGAAACAAAAGAAATATTAAATATAAATATAGAATCCTTTAATAAAATTATAGGCTTTATTGGTTACGAAAAAAGCAATAAGTATTTTGTATTTAAAACAAAAGATATGACATCAAAACGTGACACAGGTGCTAGATGTGACGAGTCTGGTAAAGATAAAACACTTAAAAAAATAAATGAAATTATAGGTACTGTTAAATATACAAATGAAAATACAAAAATGGAAAAAGATAAAGATGGCAATATAATTAGGGAAGCAACTGGTCACGTAGAATTATGTATTTTGGAAGAATTTTTATTGAGATTCTTTGATGCAATTAAGGATCATAATAAAAAATGGTTTTTATCACCTGAAATGGCTATATATTATAAATTGTATACGGTAAATATGTAAATATGCTAATAAATACTGTAAATACTGTAAATACTGTAAATACTGTAAATACTGTAAATATATAATAATGAAAAATACATAATAGTTTATATTTCTTTCATTTTCTAATAAATAAAATTGAAAGAAATATAATTAAAAGATTATATGTATATACAATATAATGGAAACATTTGCTAAACATTCACAACAAAAAAATAAAAGAAAAGAAAATAGAATACAATCTATCTATTCAAGATGTTTAATTACAAGAAATATAGTCTTACCTATAACAGCTATTGGAAAAAATATAAGAGAAACGATTGAAGAAAATATAAAGTTTAAATTTGAAGGTAAATGTCTTGTAGAAGGGTATATAAAGCCTAACTCTTCTAATATTATTACACATTCAAGCGGTTTAGTTATTAGAGGTAATTTGATTTCATTTGAAGTAGTTTTTGAATGTGAAGTATGTTTTCCAGTAGAAGGAATGATCATATCGTGTGTAGCTAAAAATATTACTAAAGCTGGTATTAGAGCAGAAAGCGCAACAGATGTACCATCACCTGTAGTAGTATTTATTGCAAAAGACCATCATTATACCAATAATTATTTTTCAGAAATTAAAGAAGGAGATAATATTAATGTAAAAGTGATTGGTCAACGTTTTGAGTTAAATGATAAATATATTTCTATTATTGGTGAAGTTATTAAACCAAAAATTGATAAAGATTATATGCCTAAAACAAAAGAGACATCAAAACCGCGTATTGTAATAGAAGGATAAATATATAATGTTTTATGAGTATTACTATGAAAAGATTTTTTTTTATAATTCATAATTAAATAATATTTAAAAACAAAAATATGTATTATATATCTATTAAATGGAAAGTGCTGTTACTACAGATGAAATTAATTATTATCCGGTTGCAAAACTTAATTATATTAGAGAAACAATCGAAAATATGAACAAATTTAATCAAGTTGAAGTACTACGTATATTGAATAAAAATAATGAAGTAACCATTAATGAAAATAAATATGGAATTCATATTAATCTTTCTGAACTTAAAAATGAATTATTAGATGAAATTTGTGTATATATTAGTTATGTTAATACACAAGAAGTTGCCCTAAATATGATTGAACAACAAAAAGAAGACTACAAAAATACATATTTTTCAAAAGATATTAAAGATAATCGTAAAGTATTAAATAAGTAAAACGGAGATAATGACATTATATAATGATGTAATAAATGAATTACAATATTATATATTAGATGATAATAATATTAAAAATGCATTAGAGATGAAGATAGATACTACCGTAAAAAAAATGGATAAACAATATAATAATGATAAAATTCAAAATAATGATAAAATTCAAAATAATGATAAAATTCAAAAAACTGATAAAAGTGATAAAAGTGATAATAGCAAAAACCAGATAATTGAAAATAAAATATTTTTTCCAAAAGAAAAAGATTCATTATTTTGGTGTTTTTATATTATTAAAAATGGAGATATTAATTATGAAACTATATACCATAAAAATGAAGTACTTGCTAGTCAGATAAAGATTGAATATGTAGAGAAAATAAGAAAAGAGAAACAAACTGTAAAAACATATAAATTTGACACAATTAGTAGTATCGAGTCTAATTTAGCTAATGATAAATTATTAAATATTAAAACGTTTTTATCATTATGTGCTATTGAAAATATTAATATTTTATATACACATAAAAAGACATATTACGAGTTATTAACAAATGATACTGATAATATATATATAGTTAACTGTTTAGATAAAGGTATCGGTTCTGGGTGTTATGATAAAAAATATGGTTATCAATTAAACACAAAAGATTATGCAAATAATATCAAATCATCTCTATATAAATTAGACAATATAGATAAACCATTAAAAGCAATTTCTTATTATAAAGTAGAAGATTTAATTAAAATATGCAATAAATTAGTAATAGAAACAATTAATAAACAAAATGGAAAAGAAAAATTAAAAAAAGAGTTATACGAAGCGATTATTCAATATTTTTAAATTTAAAAAAAAATGAACAACAATTTAAAAATATGTCTTATTATATATAAAACAATGAATACTATTTCCAAACCATTACTTTCTAGTTTAGAGGTGACTGCAAGTGAAGTTATTGATTATGGTATACCAGATATTAATAAATTTTTCCAAACACTAGATGTTGAAACGAAAAAAAAAATTACTAAACATACTAATAAAGAAATCCAAAAAAATATATTAAAATCTATGATGGACCCAGAGTTAACAGAGTATTATAATAAATTACCAGAAAAATCTAAAAAAACGTACGATGACCTTGGTCCTAGAGACAAATATACCTTTTTGAAAAAAGCTTTAAACGAAAAAAAAAAGAAAGAATCTGAAAAGAAAGAAGATAAGAAAGAATTTGATAAGAAAAAGGTTGAAGAAAGAGAATTAGAAATGGAAAAACAAAAATTTAAAAAAGAATATGAAAAACAAACAGAACAAATTGTCTTACCTATTGTAAAGAAAGAGGATGAACTTACATCTAAAGATATTCCTGAAGAAATATTTGGCTTAGAAGAAGGTGAAATTATAGAAAAACCACCCGCAAGAGAAGGATCACCTCAACAACATTTTGATAATCTCGTTAAAAAATTTTATGATACAAATCCATATATATCTAGTGGTAATGTATATAATGAACTGGAGGTTAAATTTGGAACGCGAGGTATAAAACCATTAACACGTAATGACTATGACAATGTTATTAAAACACTAAAATCATTTGGTTTTACCAGTACAGATTACATCGGAAAAGCACTATTACGTATTAATTGGGAATTCTTAGATAGCACATCCGGAAGATTCAAACCTTCTGATATAAGAGTAGAAATAGTTGGATTACATAATGTCGAAAATTACTGTAAAAATAATGATTTAAAAATGATATTTACAAATTCACCTACATCAGTAGACTTTGTCAATAAAAAACCACCAATCATAAATGGAGTAAAAGTATACCCAGTAAATTTTGACGATTTTAATTTTAAAGTTGCTTATCAAATAGAAGAAAAACCAAAAATAGGTGTAAGGAATTTTATATTAGATAACTGGCGAAAATCTAAAAAAGAATTTCGATATATTAATCGTGTCGCATTTGAACACCCAGATTATCCGTTTTTAATAGATATTAGTATTGTAAAATATAGTAATAAAGCTGCAGACAAGTTTGGTAGAGAAGGACGTGGACAAATGATTAAAGTATATACAATCGAAGAATCCAATGTATTTAATAATATAGAAACATATGAAATTGAAATTGAAATAAACAATAAAAAGATTGGACCAGGAACAAAATTTAATTCACCTATAATAATAGTCGAATCATTAAGAAAAGCGATTAAATTAGTTTTAAGTGGATTACAAGGAACAAATTATCCAATATCTTATCCCGAACAAAATGAAGTTTTACAATCCTATATGAAATTAATTTGGAAAGATGAATATCAATATGACCCTAAACAAAAAATTAATAATTATTACTTTATTGGACCGAATTCAGTTACTTTACAAATAGTTAACATTGCACCAATAGATGAAAATTCAAATCAACCTAACATTAGAAAGGATTTTGTTGTCACAGATAAAGCAGACGGTGAGAGACGTTTAATGTATATATCCGATAAAGGTAAGATATATTTAATTAGTACTAATATGGATATAATATTTACTGGTGCAAAAACTAATAATGAATTATGCTTTAACTCAATAATTGATGGAGAATTAATTCTACACGACAAAAATGGCACATATATAAATTTATATGCTGCTTTTGACATATATTACTATCAAAAGAAAGATATAAGAGACCATACATTTATGCTTTCAAAAGATGAATTAGATATAAATAAATCCAGATACTATTTATTAAAAAATTTCGTAAATGCGTTAAATCCTGTTTCTATTATGAACACAGGAACAACAAAAAATATTGCAGAAAAATTTAAAAAAGCATCAGAAATATTTTCACCAATTAAGATTACCACAAAAGAATTCTTTCCAATGAATGATAAACAAACCATATTTGAAGGTTGTAATCAAATATTAAAAAAAGAGAGAGAAAATAGATTTGAATATAATACTGATGGTTTAATATTTACTCACTCGTTTTATGGTGTTGGATCAGAAGAAATTGGTAAAGCTGGACCAAAAACAAAAATAACTTGGGTGCATTCATTTAAATGGAAACCGCCACAATATAATACAATTGATTTCCTTGTTACAACAAACAAACAGGTAAATGGCGACGATCTAATTAAACCAATATTTGAAGATGGTATCAATGCGAAATCAGTAATACAGTTAAATGAATATAAAATAATAGAGTTGCGATGTGGATTTAGTGAAAGTAAAGATGGTTACATAAATCCTTGTCAAGATATTATTGAAGATAAAATGCCACAAATTATTCACACTTCAAAAAATAAAAAAGAAAATGATTATTTGCCTCGACGATTTTATCCAACAGACCCATACGACCCTAAAGCAGGATTGTGTAATATAATGTTAAAAACAGATGAAAGTGGTATTAAACAAATGTTTTCTGAAGAAAATGAAGCATTTGGTGATAATACAATTGTAGAGTTTAGATATGACTTTGAGAGAGAAGAAGGATGGAGATGGGTACCTTTAAGAGTTAGATATGATAAAACTGCAAGATACTTGAAGGGGGAGAAAGAATTTGGTAATTCATATAAAACTTGTAATGAAAATTGGAAATCGATTCATCCTGCTGGACGTATTACAGGAGATATGTTATCAACTGGTTTAGATATTCCAGATATTATAGTAAGTGAAGATAAATATTATAACACACCTGCAGGTAAATTTAAAACCGAAGCGATGAAAAATTTTCATAATTTATATGTTAAAAAGTTACTAATAACTGGTGTATCAAAACAAGGCGATACGCTCATTGATTATGCTTGCGGTAAAGCAGGCGATTTACCAAAATGGATTGCATCAAAATTGTCATTTGTATTTGGGATTGATTATTCGAAAGATAATTTAGAAAATCGATTGAATGGAGCGTGTGCTAGATTTTTAGATTCAAAAAAGATGAATAAAAATATACCATCTGCTTTATTTGTTCACGGAAATAGTTCATTTAATATAAGAAATGGTAGTGCAATGTTAAACGATAAGGCTAAACAAATAACAGCTGCCATATTTGGTATTGGTCCAAAAGAACCTGAGAAAATTGGCAAAGGAGTTGCTAAACAATATGGCAAACACGATGACGGTTTTAATGTATCATCGTGTCAATTTGCAATTCATTATTTCTTAGAAAGTCCAGATACTCTTCGAGGTTTTGTTAAAAATTTAGCAGAATGTACTAAGCTAAATGGATATTTTATAGGTACTGCATATGATGGAAAAATAGTATTTGATTTATTAAAAAAAACAAAACAAGGTGAGGGTATACAAATAAACGAAGATGGAAAGAAAATTTGGGAAATAATTAAAATGTATAATGCTAATACATTTGATGATAATTCAAGTTGTATTGGATACAAAATTGACGTATATCAAGAATCAATTAACCAATTAATTTCAGAATATTTAATTAATTTTGATTATTTAAATCGTATTTTAAATTTATATGGTTTTAAATTGATAACTAGAGAAGAAGCAAATGAATTAGGTATTCCAGATGGTACAGGTCTTTTTAGCGAATTATTTATGAATATGTTAGAAGAAATATCTAAAAACAAATTCAAAGCAAAAGACTACGGAAAAGCTGCAAATATGAGTGCTTATGAGCAAAAAATTTCATTCTTAAATCGTTATTTTGTATATAAAAAATTTGCAGAGGTAAATACAGAAAAAGTAATTCTTGAACTATCCGAATATGAAGCAACAGAAAATATACGTACTAATATACAAGAAACCAATACTGCAATAGAAATAGCTAAGGATGAAAATAAAAAATTACAACCGAAGGTAAGAAAACTAAGTAAAAAAATTGTATTACTACCTGCAACGGAAGCAGTAGATGAACAACCTCCAGTTTCTATGGTAGAAAAAGCTTTATTGATTAAAAATAAAAAATCAATAAAAAAAGAAACAAAAGAAATAAGAGAACTTAAAAAAGATAAAGAAAAAGAAAAACAAACTAAAAAATTATTAATAATAGAAAGTGATGATGAAGATTGATTTATTAATAAATATTTGTACTAATATTTTTAAATAGACTTAAATAAAAATATATAATATATAATAATATAACTAATGAGTTATTACATATTACCAAAAAATAATAATAATATTAATATTAATCCGATATTAACAGATGATCCATTAAATAAACCAGACATATCCCATAGTCTTTATAATTATTATAATGAAAGTAGAGAACAAATAGTAGAATGTATCAATGACCAAGATTTATCATTTAATACATATGAAGAAATAATAAAAATTATAAACCCTTATGAATATATTTTTTCAAAAGTACCAGGTTCCAAATTTTCTGTGAGTAAATTAAAACCCAAAACAAATTTATTCTATGATTTTTTAGAAGTATGTACATCATTAAACGTTTTTGAAGGTTTTAAAAATAAAAAAATTAATTCATTACATATAACAAAAAATCATATAGACTCAATTGAATGCTATGAAATGTTGCGTGAAAATTTTACTGATAATATATTTTTTTCTGACAATACAAATGATGAATTTATTAAATCATTAAATGATAATAAATTTGATTTTTTATTTTTTGAAACAAAAAACGAAAATATAAATTCATATATATCAAGTCTAATTGAATTTTTGACAATTATTTTAAGACATCAAAATAGTGAAGGTTTATGTATTATAAAAATTAATCATATATTCTATAAACCATTTATAGACATTTTATATTTATTGTCGTCATTATATGAAAAAATATATATTATAAAACCAAATACTAGCAATGTAACATCTTTTGATAAATATATTATATGTAAATTTTTTTTATTAGACGAAAACAGAATTAATTATTATAAATTAAATTATATTAAACTAATATTACTGTTAAAAATGGCAGCAAATAAAAATATAACATCTGTTATTGATAATATAATTCCATATTATTTTACTTTAAAGATCAATGATATGAATATTATAATTGGACAGCAACAGTTGGAGTCATTAGATCAAATTATAAATATTTTAAAGAACAAAAATAAAGAGGAAAAAATAGAAATAGTTAAAAAAATAAATATTCAAAAATCTGTCAATTGGTGTGAAAAATATAAAATACCATATAATAAATTTACCGAAAAAATAAATATATTTTTACCAATAATTAAAGAAGTAAAAGAAATACAAGAAATACAAGAAATACAAGAAATACAAGAAATACA